ATGAAAACGCTGATCGTAACGTCACTCCTGGCCCTGTCGGCCAGCACCGCAATGGCCGCGGATGCCGTCTACGAAACGCCCGCACCTCCGGTCGCGCAGGAAACCCTGCCGGTCTTCACCTGGTCTGGCCCCTATCTTGGTATTCAAGGCGGCGCGGGCTGGGCAAATGGCGATTTTTCGGCCGGCGGCCCGGTCGCCTCGGATAATTTCGATGGCGGCATTCTCGGCGCCTTCGTTGGTTACAATTACCAGTTCGACAATAATCTGGTGCTCGGCATCGAAGGTGATGTCGATTATAACTGGAACGACAATGACTATGCCGGCGTGCAGATCGGTACCGACTGGCAGGGTTCCGTTCGCGGCCGCGTCGGCTATGCCTTCGACCACGCCCTGCTCTATGCCACCGCTGGCTGGACCGCGACACGCGGCTTCATCGAAACGCCCGGAGCCGGCAAGGACAGCACCACGTTCAACGGCTATACCGTCGGCGCGGGTCTGGACTATGCCTTCACCGACAACGTGTTCGGCAGGCTGGAATATCGATACAACGACTATAGCGACAAGGACATCTTCGGTATCAACACCGATGTCGACCAGCACACTGTGAAAGTGGGTCTCGGCGTGAAGTTCTGATCGCGACCGAAGGATTTCGACAAGAAGCCCGGCCGTCCGCCGGGCTTTTTTATTGCGGAAAGCGTGCATCTTCCGCGATCCTGCAGTCGGAAATCAGGAAAATATGAACCGCTTGAAAATGAGATATTCACAGGCCGTTCACCCGTCCCGTGCCATCATCCGGGCATAATGAGCCTCTATCTCCCGAAGCAGGCTTATGGAGTAGCCCCCGATGAAAAAGATAATTCTTTCCACTATTGCCGCGCTGGTCGCCACCGGCAGCATTTTTGCATCCTATGGCACCGCTGCCGCGCAGGACTATCCCTATCGCCCGCGCTACGACCGGGGTTATGACCGTGGCGGCCCACCTCCGCCGCCCTACCGCGAACATCGCCGCCACAATGATGGCGCAGCGATTGCCGGCGGCCTCGCCGCAGGCGTCATCGGCGGCCTGATCGGCGGCGCCATCGCCAACGGCAACGGCGGCCCCCGCTACTACGAACCGCCACCGCCGCCCCCGCCGCGCTGCTGGTTCGAAGACCGCCGCGTTCCCAATTCTTATGACGGCGGCTGGCATACGGAGAGTATGCGGGTTTGTAACTGACCCGATAGCTGAAAACTCAATCTAGATGATCCGATCAGCCTAACCGGCTGGTCGGATTTTTGTTGGATGGAACAAAAAATCCAGAAGAGGGCGATGATCGATAAAATAGGGATCCGCTGCCTGGAATCTCGCTATTTTGTCTAAAATATGAGAAAAATGGTGGGCCCGGAGGGAACCTAATTTCGTTTGAAAACAATTGGTTACAATTGCAGAACCACAAAATTATACCACGTTCTCAGTTGATGTATTGAGACGTATCGGGACCTAAAGCCTCTCAGTGAACGATTTTACTTCTCGCCAGTTTTCGAGGTTGTCGTCGAGAATGAGCGCGCCGTTCTCCAGTTTTCCGACTTCGAGACCTCGGGCCCAGTCGATCTCCAGCACCTTCACACCAAAACCGGGCGTAGGCTCGCGGGCTACCGCCAGAATGATGTTCTCCGCCGCAGAGACCGGGACTTTGAATTGCCCCTGAACAAGTGTCGTGATGGTAATATCGTATTTCGCCCCGCGGATGATCGCGTGCATGTCTATCGACTTATCACGTGCCTCCCGGTCGTTGGGGCCGGGAAACGCAGCTTGACCACCGTCCATCTGAACGAAGCCGGCGATAACGTTCGTAGCGCCCTGCTCGGCCATTACGTTCGCGCGCTGCTGAGCACCCGTGAGCTTCGCAGGTGTTCCGGCCGCAAGCCAGCCCGCATCAACCTTGAGAATTTCGGCCAGTGGGATGAGCAATTTCGCTCGCGGCACCGTCATGCCGGCGAACCACTTCCGGATGGTCTCCATGGAAACCTTGTGTCCGCGCTGCTCGAACTGCTCTGAGAACCAGCGGAGGCGACCTTCGTTGGGTGCCGGAACCTGGTAATTGCTGTCAGCAGCCTGTACCATTCGACGGGCAAACTCAGGATGCACCTGTTTGTCAGGTGTCCGGAAGGGAACGCTCACAGTGAATCCTTTCAAAACGGAATATCAAGACGTCAAGCGCCCCGATTCACCGTCATGAAATGTCACATCTAATGTGAAAGTCAAGGTTTCATTGCAAATGTTTGAATGATGTGGTCTTGCGTCGATTCCTTGCGGCTAAGGACTGAGAGCGCTCTTTCATCATATGTCCCGCGTGCAATTATCGGATAAATCAAGACTTGGCGCGTCTGACCGGGTCGCGGAAGGCGCATGTTCGCCTGCTGCCAAAGCTCGAGGGAGAATGTCAGACCATACCAGGCGGCGATATGCCCACCGTACTGAAGGTTGGTACCATGTCCGATCGACGCTGGATGCGCCAGCAGCTTCCGGATCTTTCCCTTGTTCCAGTCGCCGACGAGGTCACCCTTATAGTCGTTGGCGACCACCGCATCAGGATACCGGGTCTTGATTTTATCCTTGTCGAATTTGAAGCTGTAGAAAATAAGCAGGTTCTCGCCGTGTGCGGTTTCGACGAGTTCTTCCAATGCCGCCAGCTTGGCGTCATGAATTTCCACAACGCTGCGGTCTTCGCGGTAGAGACTGCCGTTAGCAAATTGCAAGAGTTTGTTCGCGAGGACACCGCTCGAAACTGCCTCCACGTCGTAAGGCTCGGTGTAAAGCGTTCTCTCGAAGTCTTTGTATTCTTCGAACGCTTTCGCCGGCAGGTCGACCGGCATCGGAATGAACTGAGGTTCCTCCGTCACTTTCTCCTGCGGGATCGTGACGATGAGATGGTCGATCTTCGAAAGGATCTTCTCCTCGGCTCCGGGCTTGATCGTCACGGCATGCGTGAACCGGTCTTTGTCAAAATACTCTTTCTCGAAATCGGACTTGCTGCGGCCGAGGGCTTTCCCTTGGTCGAGCAGATATGACTGCGCCCATAGGTCTATAACACCCTGCGGTGCAGGCGTGCCGGTCAAAAGGAAAATCCGTTCGATCTTTCTGCGCGCCGTCGTCATGATCCCAAACCGGGTCATGTTGCCACCCTTTGAGGCGCGAACAGTCCCATCAGCACGCTTGGTCTTGGTGGCCTTAGTTCGCGCTTCACCTGCCTTGAATCGGCTGGACTCGTCGATGATGACCGTGTCCCAAATCCAGTTCTCGACCGTGCGAATATGCTTCGCCAACCATGACAGGTTCTCCGGATTGATGGTCGTAATCTCGGCACCCTGCGCGATTGCGGCGGCACGCTCGGAAGCGTCGCCCACGGCGATAGCGCAGGAGATGGCCTGCGTGTGCGCCCACGCCTTAACCTCGTCGTGCCACGTGTTCAGAGCTACATAGCGAGGGGCGATGACAAGGACGTGCTGAACGTCGAAACGGTTCAGCAGGTAGGTCAATCCATCAAGCGTGGCGCCAGTCTTGCCAGAGCCCATGCCGCTGATGATCAGTTTGGCCTTTTCGGTGCGAACGATGCGGCTAATAGCCTGCTGGCCGGCACGCAAGGCTGAGCGGGTGCGGAGAGACATCAAAGGCCGTCGAGCAAGTCCGATGCTGCATTAGTCGGAGTGCTCCAACCCGCAGACGACGACGGCAGAGAGGTTTGCACCTGTGAACGACGACGTAACCCTTGCCAGTAAACGGAAACCCATTTCGCCTGATGCTTGGCGTCATCGAGAGCTGTATGTGCGGTCCCCTCGAGTTTTTCGTCGAAAGTAACTATGCCGTCAGCCAATCGCTTGATCGTCCGGCAGTCGCACACATTCCAGAATTTCCACGGAGCGGGGCGCTCAATGATCCGTCCGAACGCATATTCGAGGATCGAGATGTCGAACGAAGCGCCGTTGCCCCACGGCTTCACGTTATCGCCGTGCTTCAAACAGAACTCATGGAACTTCGTGAAAACGAGGTGTGACGGATGCTTGCCGCGAACGACCTTCTGGCGCGCTGCATCGCCCTGCCCGAGCCACCAGCGAATGGTCGAGCCCGACGCCTTGCCGTAGCGCATTGCGTCTTCGACATCGATCGCTGCATCGAAGGTCTCGCCGAGTTCACCGGTCTCAGGATTGAAGAAAACGGCGCCGATCGCAACGACAGGTGCGTTCACGGCGGTTCCAAGGGTTTCAAGGTCGATCATGAGGTCGGTGAATTTCATAGGAGGTCTCCTAGCAGGTCGGCGATGGGTTCGAGGTCGGGTTCGATTCCCCACTCGATGCAGCTTTTCAGATATTCGTGCCGGTCAACCTCCATGCAGAGGCCGTCTCCGGATGCCAAAACCACCTCTGGAGGGACTTCCGAGGAGAAAGCGCACCCACTCTCGGGATGAACGTAGTAAAAGCGGCTCACAGCAGGTCTCCGATCAATTCTGCCGTCACGCGGCGAGCATCCAAATGAGCAAAGAAGTCGGCACAGGCTTGGATGAAGACGCGCGTCGCTTCCGCGTCGACGGCGTTCCCGTAACCTTTGAGCATTCCTTGGCGCGACTTGCCTTCAAAGGCGCTGCCTGATCCCACTCGGGAGGCAGCGCCATGAGCCAGCGGGAATGTGCCGGGTTCAACTGGCCGCCACTTTCCATCCCGGCAAAAGAGCCAATCAGCATCTCGCCAGAAACCGTTAGTCGGGCTGGTTCCGACAAATTCTGCATCAGTTGCTGTGGACCCATTTCGTCTTTGCGATCCCCGCCACGGGACCGAAAGTTGTCCGTCGTCGGCGTCTGCCATCCCGCCAAATTCGCCTGACGCGGGAGTTGGTCGAATCGATCTTTCCCCGTGTCGGATCGAGGCTTGATGTCCGCCCCTGAATCCTTCCAGTCCCTCGTCGTCGTCGTCGTCGTCCATCCAGACAGACTGACCGCGTCCGCCAGATTGAGGCCAAACCCCTTCGCCTTGCGCGCTTCCGGTGTCTCGCCCTTGCCGTGGTTCGTGACTGTCGCAGTCGGCCGGCCGGCGAGCGATGTCACTGTCACCAAGTCGGAATTGTGGGAATCGTGATCCCTTCGTTTCAAATCCGCTCCCCGGCCGGCGTCCGACGCTCTCGGCGAGGGAAACCCTGCTTGCGGCAGATCGTAGATCGTAGGCATGGAACCGGAGTCTTTGCCGGATGTGCGGTGCGCCGACGCTCGCACTGCAGGTATCAACCGCCCCAAAGGCGTAGTCCGATCCTTCCATGTCATTCGATACAATGTCGAGCCAAGTAAGTCCGTCCTTGCTTGCAACCTGCTCGCCATAGACTTTTGCAGGGCGGCACTCTCGGATGAGATGGTGGGCGTGCGGCCAAAGGTGCCGCTCGTCATCCACCCCTGCTCCTTTGCCTGCCGCGGAGAAAGGTTGGCAGGGACATGAGAGGGACCAAATTGCAGTGTCATCCGAGACGCCAGCGCGACGGAAGGCGTAACTCCAAACTCCGATGCCAGCAAAAAGATGAACCTGTCGAAATCCTCTAAGGTCATCCCCACGCAAATCTTCAACGCTTCGTCGATCGACAATGCCCGGCGCAATGACTCCAAGGGCAATAAGGTTTTCGAGCCAGTCGGCGGCGTATTCGTCAATTTCATTGTAGAGGGCATACGGCTTCGCACCCATGGCTCAAGGAATTCCTCTCAAAAGTTGAAACTGGCGACACAGTAATGCCGCCAGTTCCGCTGGATCAGAAGTCGAGGAGATCGTCGTCAGACGAGGACTTGGTCTCTTTTTCCGAGGAGGTCGACGGGCCGCTATCGAAGCTGTCGTCTTCTTCAAGATCATCGAAGTCGTCGGCGTCGACGTAGATGCCGCCGCCCATGCGCTCGCCTTCTTCGTGAGAGCGGATAGCTTCCGCCGAAGCGAAGATGCCGCGAGAACCCTTGTCCGTGCCGAAAAACGATACGATCACGTCCGCGTAAACGCCGCCATAGAAGATATCGAGGATTTCAGCCTCCTCAAACACCTTGTCGGCCTTGACCTGTTCCGCGGAAGCCTGATCGCGCAGACCACGTTTGCGACGATCGAGAAGCTTCGGGCGTTTCTGCCCTGCCGAAGGACCAGACGCCGAGAAGGCGTAGTTGCCCTCGTAACCAGCGTAAGGTTTGCCCTCTTTGTTCTTGAACTTCTCGCCTTTGCGGAAGCAAACCCGCTTCGGATTGTCTTCGAGAATATCCTTATAGGCGTCGGGATTCTTCCACTGCTTCTCACCGGCCGCACGAATAGCTGCCATGATTTTCTTGTGGTTCTCCTCATAGTGAGGCGAATCCTTTTCATTGATGATATTCAAGCCGTGTTTCGGCTTCGCGTTGGGATCGTCGCTCGTCTTCTTTTTTTCCTTCAACGAGTCGGTGAAGGACAGACGAACGCGCTTCAACTGGACGGTGCGACCGTCGGATTTTTCTTCGATTGCCATTTGTCGGTTTCCTTTTTCTCGGTAGTTCGGTTGCAGCGGCTGTGGTTAGTCGAGGTCTTCAAATTGATCCGCAATCGGCGTGACCTCTAACGCCGGCTTTGGGTGGTCTACGGGAACCAGTTTCGGTTTCCCGTCTGGTCGGTCGACCAGTTCCTGCAGAGCGTCCCACGGTTCGGGCATACCCTTCTTTCGCTTGCCCGGCTTCATGAGCCGGTCGATGTCCGTGAAGCCGATGAGTTGGCGTGGCTTGTAGGCCTTCTCACCCAGTGCCCCGACCAAAATGGCCTCTGCCTCGGCAGGCGCGGTGAAGTATCTGTTTCCGAGCCCGCCATCGATGGCCTTGGAACCGGGGTCGGGGTCGCCATCCAGCGCCGCCTGCAGCGACTGCTGGTGCAGCTCGGTGAGCCAGGCACGTGCGGCCTTGGAATGATTGACGATGTAGAAGCGCAGGGCGCGCGGCATCTGCGCGGGGTCCGTGAACTTCGGCTCAGGCTCGCTCGGGTCGAGCAATGCACTGCCAAACATCTGCATGAGCCACTGATTGCGCGCCGCACAACCGCGCTTCGTCTTGCGCACGGGGCACCAGCGGCAGCCCTTCGTCGACGGAACGAATTCCACGTCGCCCCGCTCGATCCGCGAGAACACCCGTTTCACTTCCTCGCCAAACTCCAGCAGCTCGGCGAGCGTGATTTCCCAAAACTTCATCCCACCCGCGCGGGGCTGGTCGATATTCAGAACGACATCCTCGACCTGCGGGCGACCAAGGTGCTCCCAAGCGCCGAGGGCGTAGAGACGGAGCTGCCTCGTGCCGACAACCTCGACTGGCTCCCCTGCCCCATCCTTGTAGTCGCTGACGCCGAGCATCTTTCGGTACAGGAATGCAGTGTCGCAGGTGCCAAACTGACCGGGCAGCCAATGCGACAGGTCAACTCGTATCTCAACGAGCGGATTGTTTGTGTGCTGGCGGATCCAGTCGATACCCGCAACGAGACGATCAGCCATATGGTCGTCAATCTTGAACGAATGACCGTCGGCTGTCAGCGTGGCGCCGACGAAATGATGCGGGTCGCATCCAAGATCAAGGCAATGCTCCCTGATCTCATGCATAACGGTCCCTTCGGCCGAATAGGCGGTGGAGTCCCTGCTCAGGTCAAGCGTCTCGCCCTCATAGGCCGAATAATCCTGCTCATCCTCATCGTCGACGACGGGCGCATCGCAATCTTCATCAAGATCGCTTTCGCTCAACTCACCCTTGGCGACCAAATGGTCGATCAGCGCGACCGAAGCCGTGCAGGTCATCCACCGATCCGCCGATGAGGGTGATAATCGAGCGTGCGCCTTCATGGACGTATCTCCAAAGCACGGCCAACAGGCCAGCCATCACGCAAGCGTCGGCGAAGTCGCGTATAAGGTATACCTGTACGTCGGCTCCATCCGGCCATGCTGTCGCTGATGCCGTTGCATTCAATGTTGCAGACTGTAGATCGGTTAGCTGCTTGGACAGCAGGCAACGCCCACTCGCAGTTTCCTGGACGATAACCCTCGTCGTTGTCCTTTCGCTCGATCGAGTGACGCTTGCTCGGGCGAGGTCCCATATCGCGATAGAACGTTTCGAAGCTCTCTTGCCACTCGGCGCAGATCGTAATCCCTCTACCACCATATCGATGGTAGAAACGGTTCTTTGGATTAAGGCAGCGGGTTTTCATCTGCGTCCAGGCGCGATACTCCGCGCTGCCTTTCAGACCATGTTTTGTGAATTGTGAGACTGCAAATTCCCGCCGAAAACACCCGCAGGATTTGACCATGTTTCGTCGTAATGCCTGAGCATCGACAGTCACGGAACCGCCACAGTCACATCGGCAAACAAACCGCGCCCGACCGTGGCGATTATTCTCGGCGCGTTCAACGGCAACAAGCCTCTCAAAACGCTCACCGGTGATGTCGATAAATTTGACCATCGTACTAACTGTCAATCCATCTTCGAGCGAACAAAACAGTCCTTTGCCTGCAACAGGAGTCGCAGGCCGGCAGACTTCTCCGGGCCGTCAGGAAGTTCTTCTTCCATCGCGCGTGCGAGAGACGCGCATTGACGCGAGACCTCCTTGAGACCCGGGTCGCGAAGATGCTCGAACGTGAAATACTTCATAATGGGGGAAGGCATGTCTTTCTCCTAAAGGCGTTTGGGGAGGAAGCGCAGAGGTGGGAGGCGGTGGGAACCTGGACCACTCTGTCGGGAGGAGGAGAACATTGCAGTCCTACTCTGCGCTTCCCGCCGAAACGCCCCCGACCGAAGTCGGAGAGCGTTGGCGCCGGATCAGTCCAGGAGGTCGTCTTCAGCCTTTTTCGGCGTCGTGATGTCGCCCTTTTCCTTGAGCTTCGCGATCTGAGACTTGAAGAGATCGTGAGCTTCGGGCTGGATTGTGCTGAAGAGGCCCTTGCCGGCTTCAACCTTCGGATCGCGGATTTTTTCGTGGTTGAGAAGCGCCTTGACCTTCTCCTTACGGGCAGCGCGCTCTTCTTCGCGATCGCTGGCGCCGATATAGTCGCTGGCGGCATCGGTCAGCGCCTCGATCGGATTAACACGGTCCTCGGGGCTCTCGCTGATCGCACCCTTGTCGGCGGCGGGCTTTTCAGCCTCTTTGGTCTTCGTCGCCGACTTGGACCCGGTCGCGGCGGCTGCCGTGGTCTTTTCGATGGCGTCGGCGCGCAGATCATGCAGTGCCTGGGTAATAACGGTCAGCTTGCTGACGGCAGCAGTCAGTTCGGAAATGGTTGCTTCTAAGCTCATTGATGTCTCCATTGGTTCGGCGGTCAATTACACTTCTCTCGTGTAATTTCGATTTTTATGGCACGACACCGGGCAACTTGCAACACTTTGTTGGAATTATTTCTCACCTATGTTGAAATTTAGAAATGAGGCGACTAAGGTGCCTCCATGTTTCATTAGGGGTTCGAATATGGATCAGCCTGCCAATACCAAAGAGCTGTATGAGGGTGAGCTTTACAGCCTCCTGCGCGATAAGCTGCCGTCGGAGTATGTTCACGACGGCAAGGTAAACACGCGCCTTTTAAGCGAAGCCACTGAAAACGCTCGCTTCACCATTTATCGCTGGTTCCACGAGAACAAGTTATCTCCGAAGGCGATCAAGTCGCTTCTCGAAGTTTCAGCGAAGGCCGATCGACCGGACGAAAAGGACCGACTCACCAAGAATGACCTGATTCCGTTCCTCCCCATCCCCTGATCGAACGGGACAGTAATCCATGCTCACCGAAAACCTCGCTCTCATCGAAGCGGGCGCCGCGCTGCATTGGCTGCGACCTCGCGACAAGATGCCGATCGAAGATCACTGGTCCTCCGCACCGCGCTACTCGGCCGAGCAGCTTCGAAACAGCTACCGTCAGGGCAACAACGTAGGTCTTAGAACCGGCGAACCGTCTCGGATTGACGGGTTGTATCTGCATGTCATCGACCTGGACATTCGCAAGCCTGAAAAAGCGAGTGAGGCATGGGCAGCGCTGGTCGAAATGATGCCGGCAGCTAAATCCCTGCCACGGGTCATCTCAGGATCAGGAGGCGAAAGCCGTCACATCTATTTCCTCTCGACCGAGGCGCTCGCCAGCAAAAAGCTGCACAAATCCGACGGTTTCGAGATGGTGTTCGATCCAAAGAAGGGTCGCGACGTAAAGAAGAACGACTGGGAAATCGACCTCAAGGGCACGGGCACCCAAGTCGCCATCCCACCTTCCATCCACCCCGACACCGGGAAACCGTATCGATGGGAACGCCCGCTTGATCTGGATTTCACCGAGCTTATGGTCGCGAAGATCAGCGGCGCGCGCGCTGTTGCAGCGGAACCTGATGACGACGACCTGTTCGCGATCGTCCGCGCCGACCCGCTCGACATCGACGATGAGGAAATTCAAGCCATCCTCGACGACCTTCCCGAAGACTGGGTCGAGGATCGCGACTACTGGCTCACCGTCGGCATGGCCTTCCATCACCAGTTCCGTGGCGAAGATGAAGGGTTCGAGGCCTGGTGCGACTGGTCAGAGCAATCGGCCAAGTTCGACCGCAAATATTCCGAGGTCAGGTGGAATTCCTTCAAGGGCAAACCGCACCCAGTCACCTTCCGCACGCTGATCCAGGCCGCCAACAGCAACCGCATGTCACAGGATCTCGATCTCGACATCGAAACTGACTTTGACAAGCCTGCCGTCGATCTGTCCGACCTCTTAGGCGACGCGCCCTCCCCAATTCCCGCGAAAGCGGAGATTGTCGACGAGATCGACCCCAACTGGATGCAGCGCTTCCATCGCAATGAAGAAGGCGAGTTAAAAACCACTCTTCCGAACATCAATCTGATTGTCGAAAACGACCTCCGCGTCCGCGGTATCGCCCATTTTAACGAGTTTTCACAGGAAGTGGTGCTCCGGGCTTCGCCGAAGCGCGCGAAAAAGAAACGCGACGCGGCCTACGAGCCGGTCAATCTGGACAGTTCGATCTGGAAGGTGAAGGACGAGCTGAACGGCGACAACTGGACCGATAGCCATGATATCGCCATCCGATCGCTGATCGAGACCAAAACTCAGCTCCAAGGCTACGGCATCAAGGTCTCCGACCGCGACTTACGTGGCGCGATCGACATGGCCGCCCACAAAAGGACGTTCCACCCGGTTAAGGAAGTCATCACGTCAGTTGAATGGGACGGGGTGCCGCGAGCAGAGACGATGTTCGTCGACTATCTCGGCTGCGAGGACAACACCTATAACCGACAAGCCGCCCTTCTCACCCTCGTTGGCGCGGTGGCGCGCATATTTCAGCCCGGCCACAAGTTCGATTTCGTCCCGATTCTTGAAGGTGTCCAGGGTAAGGGTAAATCCACCTTCATCGAGGTCCTCGGGCTCCAATGGTACGGTGAACTGACAGGTGATGTCGGTGATCCGAAGCAGATGATCGAGGTGATGCAGGGCAAATGGATCCTCGAATTGGGCGAGCTTTCAGCCATGCAGCGGTCAGAGGTCAACGACCTGAAGGCGTTCGTCAGCCGCACGCACGACAAGGCTCGTCTTGCATGGGAGAAGCGCGCGAAAGAGTTCGGCCGTCAGTGCATTTTCATCGGTTCGACCAATGATCGCGAGTACCTGCGAGACCAGACCGGTGGCCGGCGTTTCTGGCCGATTGTCTGCAACCTCCCCGGTGACAAGCAGATCGACAACCTGAAATTCCGCGCCAACGTCATGCAGATTTGGGCGGAAGCGGTATCGATTTATCAGCAGATGATGAAGCAATACGCCTATCTGCCGACCCTACCGCTCTACATGCAGGACGAAGCTGCTCAGATAGCCCACGAGATGCAGGAAAGCCGTCGTGTCGAGACTTCCGAAGAGACACTGGCTGGCGAAATTGCCGCCTGGCTGGACACTCCGCTAGGGGCCGAATTCGAAGACCTGGACGACGATCTGCCAAAGATCTACCGCGAAGATACCTGCATCGCCCAGATATGGCGAGAGATGATGGGACGCGACGGTTCCGTTCCTCATACCGAAACGATCAAGATCGGCCGCGCGATGCAGATCGTAGGTTGGGACAGATCAAAGGGAATGGTGACAGGTCTCGAGATCAATAAAAAATACGGAAAATGCCGCGTTTATACGCGACCCGACGAAATTGATTAGGATCGAACTTCGATTTTATCGCATTTGACCCCGCTACGGCGGGGTTTTTGCTGAGATGCGCTGTATCCTATTTCCTCGACAAATGCGCTGTATCGCATCCTTAAACGACCGATACAGTAGGGGCTAAGGCAACTGTATCGGGCAACTGTATCGCAAATACGCATTAAAAATCAGTATGTTATCTCGTCTGATACAGTTGATACAGTCAATACATACGGATTCCTATATCTTTTCCTTATTTACCCCTTTTTGCTTTTACCACTGGTTCGTGCTCCGCACTGATTATACCTCTCTATAAACAACTATATAGAATCCTACTGTATCAACTGACTCACTGTATCAACCATTGATTTTAAAGGGAAATTTCCGATACAGTTGCCCGATACAGTCTAAATCCAACTGTATCAGCCGCTTCATCGATCGATTTTATCCCATTTTCTCGCCTGAACGTTACAACATTACGCCTCAAAAGTCGTTTCGTTGCCGAAATTTTCAAATTGCGCGTGAATCGCGGTCGGTGCCTCCCGCCCCCTCGGCGCCACCCCCAGGAAGGACCCAAAGCCACTATGTCATTGTTTTAATTGATCTTTTAGCGATAATCGATCCTATCACATGATGCGATACAGCCCATTTGCACCTTACCGAGACGCATTGAGACACGCTGCTCCGCTGCAGTAACGATGAGACGCACAGAGACAATGACGACAGCTCAACACACGCACAGACGCATTGAGACGCAGCGACACGGTTTCGTCGATGATGTAAGCAGGAAGGCGGGCAACAATGGCCCTCAATGTATCCGGCAGCCGTGAACTAGGCCGAACAAACTAACTTTCACTTTTAATGTGAATGTCTCTTGCACTTCGCATATTTCACGTTTAGATTGGAATTATCGAAACGAATACGAAACGGAGACGCACCAATGACCGATTTCTGGACACGCTTTAATGAAATGGCCGCTGCAGCCGAATTGACGGATACGGGCAAGCTATTTGCAGATTCTAATTTCCATGTCGGTCACAATGGTGGCGGCACGTCCGCATGGGAACGGCAGGTAGGTGAAACCGGCTGGAAAGTGCTTATGACTGACATAGGTGGTTGCGACCATGTATCAGAGGACGGCACATGGATTGTCGGCGCGCATAATGACAATGGTGACTATGTGGATCGTTGTGTAGAGGCCGCAACTGTTGCCGAAGCCTTGGCAGCGGCGGACGCTTTTGACCTTGCGTTGGGTGGTCACGTCGTGACACCTGCCGCCACAATCGGCGAGAAGATTATCCTAGCCCGCGAATTCGGCAGCAAGGTGCAAGAGGAATTGAGCCGTGCGGACTTCCGCTCCGTTCTGGAATTGAACCGCAACGACTCTGCCGCATGCCACACGCATGACTTTTGTGACGCTAACATGCTGATGCTTGAAGCGTTCAAAGTCACTTTCGAACGTGATCCGGTATTCCTTACCAATCCCGAAGATGTGGCAGATTTGGCCCTTTGGAATGACGCATGGCAGATTGCCAAGGCGGCTGAATTCTTCGCTTAGGCGCTGCCATGATCCACCCGCTTTTATTACCCTTCACCCTCCCTGCAGTCCTGTTGGCCGGTCTCCAGTTTGGCCAGCTCATAGCACCGCTCTTTCTGTAACCACACTTTCAACTTAAAAGAGGAATTCAACCATGAACGAGTTATTATTATCGGCGTATCGCTTTCACCGTTCGGACATGCTTTCGCGTTGGAACCCTACCCGCCACGGGCTGAAGGGTATTCCGACGACGTTTGCTGTTGCTGCCCTTGATAAGGCGCGCCGTGATGCTGTGAATTCGGTACGCCGTTATGCAGCAAGCCCTTGGGCAAAGCCCGTCACCAACGGCAGCACGGACAACGGCTGCAGGTGGATCGAAAACCCGGCTGCCATGGGTCTCCGTTTCGTCGGATATTGCGACGTTCTCAGCGACTCCATTCGCCACACGGGATGGTTCACAGACCCGCATCAGGACGGCAAGATTCGCGGTTGCGTCTACCGGTTGCCCGGACGCGGCGGCAAGGCGCGCTTTGTGGCCGCCCATGACAATGAGGACAATGGCGCGGCAGATTGCGGCGGTCCTGCATATGTCGACTTTTCCACGGTTTACCGGTCCGACTTCGTGGCTGAAATGCGTTCAGCATTGCGCGACATCGGCAAGTGTTACCAAACCTCCGCCATGCTGAACCCCAGTTACTGGGCGGAAGCCGCGCATGAGACGGCGAAGAAAGAAGCCGCACGCGCCGCAAATGACTTTGCAGAGTCAGAGGCCGAAAAGGAACGGGAATATCAGACCGCATGGCAGGCCGGTTCTCAATATGCCGATTGCCTTCAGAAACTGGCCGCAATCCGTGAATCGGTTCGCCAGACTATCCGCGACATGAAAGGTGCATGCGCCACGTTGCGCGCCCTGCCTGATAGCCTGAAAGCCCGGCTGCGTTCGTCCATCAAAGCGGAATTGCGGCAACGGGAAACCATTTTCCAGCGGATGGAACGCCTCAAAGGTGGCGAAGCGGACTCGCTCTATTTCTGGCCGGGCGATGAACGCCTTCAGGCTGCTTTCAACGAAGGCGCCGATTGCGTCGTTTTGCGCTAATTTTCACGTTTTAAGAGGAATTCGAGATATGACTTACGCAATCGGAACCCCTGTTATCGACCCTTACGGCACGCGCGGATTCATCGGCGCGGCGCTCGAACCCGAGTCAAAGATTTTCATCATCGGCGCGGGCATGTCGGAAGTCCGAACCGAATATGAAGTTTACTTTGAGAACGGCAGGGTGTCCCGCCTGTCTGACGGCATTGTCGCGCCTTTCATCGACCGCGCTAGTCACCTGCCCAAAGTAGAAAACATCGAAGAGCGAAAAACGGAAATTCGCGCTATCGAACGCGCGGCCAAAGATGAACAGCGACGCGCCGCGGATGAGGCGACCGAGCGCCGGGCAGCCTTCAAAGCCGAAGCCCGTGAAAAGACTCCCAAGTGGGCACAAGCCGTTATCGTTGCGGAACTGCAGGCGGACCGGTCCGATAGCATGACAGATTATTTCCACTCGCAAACCATGCGCACCGTCATTCTCGGATTTTCGCGACATACCCGTGACCTGTTTCCAGAAATGCGCAAATTTGCCGCCACGTTTGAGGAAACGGCGCATCTGGCAGACGCTCCCGAGTCGGCTGAACACCGTGAAAAATGGTCTATGGGCGCGGGATACTATCTTAAGGCGGGCTATCGTCATGCTGACGGTTGGCAAGTTCGCAAGCTGCGGCTCCATAACGGCGCGGACTCCATGCCGGACTATGCCGAATGGCACATTTTTACACCTGCCGAAAACGTTGCGCCTGCTACTGAAATCGCCAACGTCAAAGGTATGCGGCTCGAAGAGCACACGCACACGACAAAGGGTTTTCAGATGTTCATTGCGATCATGCCCGGCCGCGTGGAACGCGACGAATTCAGCCGCTTGCTTGACGCCGCAAAGCTTTTGGGCGGCTGGTATTCCCGCCCATGGAACGGCACGCCGGGCGGCTTTGCCTTCAAGGATCGCGCTAAAGCGGAAACATTTGCGACAGGGCAGCCAGCCGCAGAGTCGAGCGAAGCAGCGTCGCGCGCGGTCCCCGGCATGGGTGATAAGCTGCGGGAGATGGCGGACCGCCTGCAAAGTGACATCGATCATAAATTTGCCAGCCGCCAAACAAACACCCCGAAGCGGCGGCGGGAGGCAGACTCGGCACGACTCGAAGGTAACAGACTGGAACGGACACAACAGGCATTACGCGCTCTTGCCGCTCATCATGACGCGGGCACGGTTCCGGCTATTCTCAGTAAGGTGACAAGCAAGGCGAAAGCGTTCGAGCTGATGGCGTCTGTTATAGACCGCACGAATGCCGGTTACTATGACGCCGGAATCGACACGGGTAAACCGGCGATAACGACACCCGAAGCACTCGCCTTGTGGGCTATGATCCAAGGGCAATCGGAGGAAAAGAAGCAAGCGGAAGAGTTGCGCCGCAAGGTGAATTCCCTGCAGTTTGCCAACATTCCCGGTTATTTCCCGACTCCTGTCGCCATTGTTTCCAACATGATCGAAGCTGCTGAGATTCCGCATAGCGAACCGGTCGACGTGCTCGAACCTGAAGGCGGGAGCGGCGCGATCCTGGACTGCGTTAAAGTCGCCTGCCCGATGGCCCGTCTTACGACATATGAACGGCACGAAAGCCTGCGGGAGGTTCTGAGGCTCAAAGGCTATTCGTTGGCCGGTTCCGACTTTCTCGAAGCTGAACCCGTGCGGACCTTTGACCGCGTTCTAATGAATCCTCCCTTCGAAAACGGGCAGGACATGGCGCACGTCCGACATGCGTTCGATTTCCTCAAACCGGGCGGCCGATTGGTTGCCATCATGTCGCCCGGTCCGTTTTTCCGTAAAGACCGCAAAGCCCAAGAATTCCGCGATTGGTTCGAAAACCTTGGCGGATACAAAACGGACATTCCGGCAGGGGCTTTCAAGGAAAGCGGCACGGGTATTGCAACCGTTATGATCGTGCTGGAGGCGTAAAATGGCACGTCTCACTTACTGGGAAGCGCGGGCTTTGGCGTCGACATTCGGTTTCAACCCGCTCGAAGATTTCCACGCTATGAGCACGGCTAGCAAAGACGCCGTCGTTCGCGCCGCCGACTCCGTGAAATATCGGCAGCCCAAGAATGCAAACGGGAGTCGTGGGCGGTACTTCGCCGCCTATATTCGCCGCATCATTGAAAAAGGGGATATTTAAAATGACAAGCACACTTGAAGCAATGCGCGCCGATAGGCCGGTTTCCGGTCACACCGCCGAATGGCACTTTTTCCGCTCCTATGTCGACACGGCGCTATGGTCCAGCGTCAGCGACCACGACTCGGAAGGTCCCGTTATCACAGATGAGCACGATATCCATGACGTGTTTTGCTTCACACTCGAAACCATGCTGCAGGATTGCGCCCGTTTCTATGACGCCAATAAGGAGCATATCCATTGCGACGGCGCGCCGCTTTCCCGCGAATTTGAAGGCTCGATTGCAGCACGTGAAGCCGCCATGGCAGGTCATGATTTTTGGCTAACGCGTTGCGGACATGGTGCAGGCTTTTGGGATGGCGACTGGCCGGAACCGGCTGCAACCGCGCTCGATACCGCAAGCAAGGAATTCGGCAACATCGATTTGTACGTTGGCGACGACGGGCAGATTTACGCCTAAAGTTTCACGTTTAAAGAGGAATTACACAATGTTTCGGGAAGTCGACAACACACAACGGGCAGAATGGGCGCGGGTAGCAATTGACGCCTTTATAAGGGTAACCCGCACTGATGAGGGTGACGCGATATCGGACCTGCTTTGCAACCTCATGCACTATTGCGCGGAAAGCGAAACGGACTTTCTCGCCGAATTGAATCGGGCAGCGCTGCATTTCCAGGCTGAAACCGAGATTGAGGAAAACGAAGACTCGGACCCTTCGGCCATGGCCGAAAACCCGCACCACTATCAACGCCATGACGGCATGGCCGATTGAGGGGCAACCATGAAACAGGTAACTTGGCATATCGCAAACTTCGCTATCACCTCATATGGCAATGGGCTGGCCTATGCCGTCACCAATGAAGCGGACGGACGCGAATTCTTTTTGCAGGGCGACGACGCCACCACATGGCGCGATCAATATGACGCAGCGGACGAGTCAAGCGATGAAACCGCCCTGCCCGCCTTCCTTCACCAAAGCATGAGCGACTACGCCACGGCGTGACGTTCCTTGAACGGCTGGCGCAATCCGGCCGTTGCGGGAATTTCACGCCAACGGAGTCAGAGATATAGCCTTGCCATGGTCAGATATGAAAATAGCGTTCCCCTGCAACAACCCTGAACGTCTCTGGAAAGCGACGGATACCGGTAAAGCGGTTTTCCCGTCCAACTGGGAACTATCCGAGACAGATTGTTCCGGCACCCGCTGCGTTGCCATTTTTCGTGTTGAATTGACAGGCGAACCCCTTGTTATTCAGGGCCGAGACGTTGCCGCGCAAGTCAGACGTTGGGGGCGGTAATGACTTACGCCCTTTCCATCGGACCAGGCGCACAGATTCCATATCGGTATCTGTCGCGCCATGTCGGCATTTTTGGCGCTACGGGCACGGGTAAAACCACGACACTAGGAGCGATCGCGGAACGCTGCCCGTGTCCGGTTTTGGTGCTGGACGCGAAAGGCGACTTGGAGTCGCTAGGCTCAACTCTGATATGCCCGCAAATGCGCATCGATGATTTGGGGGCGGACTTGATCGCACGTGCCCTTAATCTGTCTGAGGCGCAAGCGGGCGCGTTGGCGATTGCCCTTGCATGGGCGGAAGATATCGGCCGCGCCGTCGCCACGCTGCAGGACTTGCGCCAGCTATTGAATGACGCCACGCGGGCGAACCTTTCCGACTCCTATGGCCTGATATCGCCTGTTTCGGTTGCTGCCGTTCAACGTGCCATGTTGCGTCTCGAGCGCGGCGCTACGTGGGCGTTCGGCAATGCCCGGCATGATCCACGCGACACGAAAGCTATAACGGTCTATGCGGCCTCAGGACTAACCCACCTGCCCGGCCTCTATGGTGCATTTGTCGCGCATGTGCTGGATTCGCTCTATCGCGGCCTTGGCGAGATTGGCGACGCTGGCGCGCCTGGACTCATGGTTTTGATCGATGAAGCGCATTTGGTTTTCGACGGCGCAAGCCCGGCCATTGTGCAGCGGATAGAGCAAATCACGCGGCTAATTCGATCCAAGGGAGTCGGCCTCATTTATGTGACTCAAGCGCCGTCGGACCTGCCGCACGTCATTAGCGGGCAATTGGCGACGCGGATTCAGCACGCCTTGCGCGGCGCGACTCCGGTCCACCAAAAGGCCTTGAAGGCTGCAGCCGATACCATGCCGGGCAATATCACGGCTGCCGACATTGCAGGACTTGGAACTGGGCAAGCGATTGTGTCTGTTCCGAATGCTGCCGGCGCTCCTATGCCGGCTTGCAAGGTTGCAGTGTCGCGCGGCTCCAAGCCGCTGCACAGCGTGGGCGTGTCGCGGCCTGTCGTTCAGCCTGCAACCGCGCCAATGGTCTCGAGCGAAGCGACGTATGCGCCAGATCCAGGTCTATGGGAACGCTTGCGCGGGAAATGGTATTTCATGCCCGTGTCGATTGGCCTTGTGTTGTATGGGCTTGCGGCGCTATCGAACGCTATGAGTTAAAGAAAAGCCCGGCTTCAAAGGCCGGGCTTAGTCTATTTTGATTGGTCCGTGGTTTCAGCAATCCATTTCTCAATGTCGCTGCTTTTCCAGACTGCAAACCGCCACGAGATGCGGGTTTGTTTGGGAAAGGTTCCCGCACGAATGCGACGGTAAATCTCGGCGCGGGATAACGTGGTGACTTTCGACACGTCGCCGACTCGCAATAGGCTCGTCTCCATTAGTAGCCCCTGATGTGACCCGTGGGCACAATCTGCCGTGCGTTCTGAGGTTCGCCAAAGGCCGCTATTTCCAGATTTTGCAGCCGCGTCATGAGCCCGGCCATGAGTTCTTCGGTGGATTGAGTGCTGGCGTAAACCGTCTCCAAGTTCTCCTCAAATGAGAATTGGATTTGATTCCGTCGCCGTTGCGGCAATGAACGGCGATGTTCTTTGACGTGAACAAGTTTGCCCTGCCGGTATGCCATGAAAACGTCAATCAGGAGCTTGCGGACTTGCGCGGCCTTCGGCGTGCGGGATAGTGCGCATATTACAAGCGCCTGCCCTTCGTTTAGATAATAGGCCGTGAATGCTTGCCCTCTAGACTGCCCGCGCCGTACGGGTAGTGGGCCGTACATCCCAAGCTCCTCTCGATTGCGGTTGATTAGTTCCCGGATATCGTACGAACGTTTGAATTCGAGATGGGAAGCCAATTCGGTATCGAGAAGACGCGGCTCATCGTCAAAATCAATGAGGGACTCTGCAGGGATAAGAACGTTTTGCATAGTGAGTTCTCCAATTGAGGTGAACCCGGTTCCACGCTCTCAATCGTGGTGGCCGGGCGTCAACGGGTTGAGAGACCGGAATTGGAGTACCGGCAAGCCTCACGGCTTCCCATTGCGCCCGACCATAGAAAAAGCGCCCGTAGACGGTTCTCTAAGGCGCTTGTGCGCTCCAATTTGGCGGCTCTCAACCCGCACCGCGACTCCGTCACGGCACGATTAGGGAAACGCAAATCGGCGCATATTACAAGCCCTATCATCTAAGAAAATAAATTTCAACTCTATCGTGAAATTTTTATTTCATGTGTTATGTTATCACATATCATGGCGGATTTCGTCGCGAAAAACCGGTCGCTCTACAACACCTGTATCCGACTACGTTAAAACGCCCTCGGAGAAATCTGCACCTAGGAGAAATCTACATATCACTCGAAAGCTGTTTCCAGTCTCTTCACCAAGAGACCTAGGGCCAACCTTTTTGCGCCTTGTATCGCGCCGGCGTCTTCCAGTTTTTTCATTTCGGTGTACTGGTCGGCCGTCAAGAAATTCAGTTCGTCATCCAGCGCCCTCACGCCATCCACGTCACCGGAAAACGCTTTCGCAACACGGCGCGACGCCGTTCTCGTGGAGGTTCGGTCCATTGCACTTAGCAGTCCCGAGGCAAGTACGAGGTTGCTCATATCTGCCGGATCAAAAGGAAGAAGTGTTTTAATGGTCGCATATGCGTCGTCCTCGGTGGCCCCATACTTCACGAGAATGTTCGCCATCTTTGAAAGGAAGGCAGGATCATGAGCGGGACCGTCCACCGAAAATTTGACCATGGGCGAAAAATCTGATGCCGAGAATGGCTCCGCCGCCAAGGCGGAAGTGGAAACAACTGTTGCCAGAAAAACCCCTCGGAGAAATCTCATCATTGGGCCAAGGCCTCCTGAAACACCGATGCAGGCATTTTAGCCACAAAGCTGCGGTTTTTGCCGACTAGTTTGAATTCGAAACCTGTCTTAGCGGCTTGCTCGAACTGGTCCTTGGTCAATTCGATCGACCCCTCTTCAATGATCGAACAATTTCCACCGCCGCAGCCAGCCAACTGCTCGCGTACTACAGCATAGGGTAACTTTTCACCGAAGGACCAGGCTTCATGGAAGGATGCCCATCCGACGCCGGTTGACGTGTAGCGGACGGCGATCCCGTATTTGGTAACACCTTTCTGAGTGCCTATAATTGCCGCTGCGTTCAGGTTGTCCAGAAGGCCTGTATGAACGGAATAGAAAGCGGAGTGCTTGCCCTTCATACCGGTGTGGACATCATCCACGGTGCCCGGCGTTGACGTGCAACTTGCGAGAAGTGCGACAACAAGCGCACCTCGGAGAAATCTGATCATCCCTGTCTCCCTGCCCTCGGAGAAATAGGGATACCGGGGCCTCGGAGAAATATCAATTATTTTCACTTCTCGATTGACTTCCTGCAATATCGTGCAATATTGCTCATTAAACGTGAAATTCAAAGGAGACGTGACCATGATGAGACGATCGATTTTTTCCGCAGCAACCGCCCTCCTCGCCTCGTTGGGCTCCACTATCGACTTGGCGCGCGGCATGCAGGTCGTTCCACTGCACCGGGCAGCCGATTTCAGCCGCCCGAAAACCCGTCGCACGGGTCGAAAGTATCCGCATTCGTCAACGAGGCAGAATAGCCGCATTGCTCGTCAGCTTGCAGCCGGGCGGCTCAATTTCGCGCCCTGACTTTCACGTTTTACGAGGAATTCGAAATGAGCATGCTTCTTTACGCATTCGCAACCGGCGCTCTGACCGCATTCCTCTTTGGCGTGCTCAGCGGCCGTTTCGAGAGGGATCAGTGATGAGCCTTAAACGCGATGTCCGCGACGCACAGTTACTTCTCGAACGTGCGACCGCCTGTTTCGACCGTCATCGGGGCGCAGCAGATCGCATCAACGCGGTGATCGAAAGCACGGTGACGTTACTCCTCACCCTCTCCGTCGCCTCGGCTGCCTCGATCATGGGGCTGCTATGAGCCCTGAACCAAAAACAGCCGAGGAGCTGCTGGCGCGCTATGCCGATGTCCGTCGGCGCATCTACGGCGCACCCAAGGTCGTCAACATAGCCGCGAAACCGAAGTTGGCCGCACCCGTCGTCGAGCCTACGCGCCTGATGACGACGAAGGAACGCATCCTCGCACTGTTCTGCAGGCGTACAGGGCTTTCTGCCGACCTGATAACGAGCGACCGCATGCAAAGGCACGTCGTCCTCGTGCGGCAGGCCTGCTGCTATTGGATGGTCCGCAGAACCACGTCGAGCCTTGTCGAGATCGGCGCCTACCTCGGCAGTCGTGACCATACCACCGTTCGTCATGCAATCCGCAGCTATCCCGCCAAGCGCGGGGCGACCGGCCGCAACCTCAGACCGGTGCGGAGCATACGATGACTTCCAACCGACAATTCAACCCAACAGGAGACAACATGAGGAAGCTTTTCATCGGAGCGGCGCTCGCGCTCGCTTGCATGTTCACCAGTCCGGCCGCCGCACTTACGCTTTGCACTGGCGCCGCCGACCAGCCCTATGCCGCAGCGGGTGAAATGATCCGCGCCGAAGCGAAAGGAGCAGGCCTGACCGTTGACGTTGTCAAAGACACGGGTGGTACCTGGGGCAACATCCAGCTCAGCCTTCAGGGCAAATGCGATGCCTTCGTTGGTCAGCCTGACGGACTGGCCTATCTCAAGCGCACCGAGCCGGCCAATGCTGCCAAGTTCGTACCCGTCGCCGATCTTCACCGTGAATATCTGCACGCGCTCTGCGGCAAGAACTCAGGAGTCGACGACATAGGCGACCTCGAGAGCGACCCGAAGAAGTATTCGATTACACTCGGCGAACGTGGGTCGGGCGCTTGGCTCATCTGGCAGAACTTCATTTCGGAAGACGCTGATTATGCTCCGGTCCGTCAGACTGACGAGTCCGGTGATATTGCACTATCCTCGGTGAGCAACGAGCAGACGACCTGCATGTTGGTGCCGGCAGCACTCGGCAACACACTGGTTCGATCGGCTGACGAGTTCTACGGCGAAAGCTTGTCACTGGTCGGCGTCAACGACCGGGACTTCGACGATGCTGTCGATCCGCAGGGCAAGCCGCTCTACGCCTACGCTGAAATCCCGAGCAAGACCTACAAGAAGAACCTGCAGGGTTGGTTCTCCGACAAGTCGACGCTGACATGGCTGGCGAAGGTCTACGTCAACAAGGACGCTGTCGCTGACCAGGCCGAACTGAAGACATTCATCCGCTCGGTCATGAAGGCGCGCGGCGGCATCGTCTCCAACTTCGGGAGCTGACCGTGGTCATCGCCCTCCTCAACAATCTTCCCGATCTGATCCTCGGTTTCTGCTGGAGCAGCGTCCTCTTCTACGTCGGCCGGCGCTTTGAGCGCTGGATGGCGAAATGAGCCTCTTTGGTTTCCGGCAGGTCAGAGATGCCGGTTTCCCAACAGGTTCGTTCAACGGAGAATTTTCATGCCAACTGGATTCACTGCTGCCGTTGAAAGCGGCGAAATCACCACCTTGAAGCAGTTCGCTCTCCAATGTGCCAGAGGTATGGGAGCATGCATTACGATGCGTGACGCTCCTTTTGATGCGCCAATTCCAGATCAGTTTGAGCCGGAAGTCGAGTTTTATCAGACACGTCTTACGGCAGCACACGAGCTTCTCAAAGTGTTGGAAAATCTGACGCCTGAGCAGTGCGACTCGCGGGCCGCCAATGATTTCAGAGAACTCACAGCTAATTTTGAACAGCGGGAAGCTGAGCGGAAGGAACGTAACGCTCGTTACGAGAGCATGTTGCAAAAGGTCCGCGGCTGGACAACAGAAGCCGAAGGCATTCGCGATTTCATGCTCCAGCAGCTCACCATCTCGATTGACACATACGCTGGTGAGCCACCGGTCGAACTTACCGGAGCCCAATGGTTGGTAAAAACACGAAAAGAAGCGCTTCGCGACATCAGTTACTACGAAACACACATCGCCGACGAAATCCATCGTGTCGCACTACGGAACCGGTGGCTGGCCGATCTCCGCCGCAGTCTTGCAGATGTCAGGGGATAGGATTCGTTGATGATCCCCGACAAACAAGTCAAAGCGAAAGAACTCGACGAGGTGCCGGCAGGCTATCGCGGCCTCGGCCCGTGCCTCAACGAGACGCACCGAGCATACCTCTTCCAGTATTACGGCCACGAGGTCTGGATCCCGAAGAAGGTGCTCGTGAAAGCCGAAGGCGGCTTTTGGGCGCCAGCGTGGTCGATCGAGAGCAGCAAGAAATTCAAATCAGGATCAACGGTGGACTATGACAAACAGAGACGAAATCTCGAAAGACGTGGATGAACTGCTGGCAGGCTGGTTTGATGGCGAACGCTATGCTGTCGACAAGAATGACATCGTCGAGCTGGTGTTGAAGCACAGCGCTGTAGCAGCACAATCTAACACAACTCTCGTTGACCGAGTGGGGCGAGCGATAGCTAAAGCTGATCCTGAATTGCGCGGTCAATTCGATGAATCCGAGATGGGCGATTACTTTTGGGAGAAATGGTCACACGCCTATCGACCTCAAGCCGAAGCGGCCATCGTCGAAGTCAGCAAAGCGGCTCCCCCAACTCATCGACACAAGAAGCGCGGCACCGAATACGTGCTGCTCGGCGTCGGAAAGATGCAGGCGGAGAAGTGGTTCGAGTACGATACCGGCGCATCTGCTGACATGCGCGAGGTCGCAGTCTATCGCAGCATTGATGACGGCTCTTTGTGGGTGAGGCCGGTTGAGGAATTCAACGACGGACGCTTTGAGCCCCTCACCTCTCTCCTCCCAACTGTCTGGATAATGAGAACGGCTGACGGCGGGTTCTATCCGATCCAGCCGAGCGACAAATGCAAACCTGAGGACCACGGCCGGCTGAATGACCACGTCGTCAGCATTGAGGACTTGGAAGGCAACGTTCTTTGGAAAAGGAGCGCGCTATGAACCGCAACAAGCTACAGATTGCCGATTTGCGGAGACCGGAACGATGATGACCACCGAAACGCAAGCATCAGAAACGACCGTTGACGATCATCTTCGAAACCTCATTCAGCTTATGAAGCGTGGCGCGCGCCTAAAGCTATTTGATCTCCCTGACGATCCATCGTTTCTTAGCTCGAATATCGGTGGCGGTATGTCGCAGGCCATTGCCGACCGCCTCGAAGCCGCCCTGTCCGCTGCGGAGCCCGTGGGTTGGCAGTGGCGAAACCCGCGATGGACGGTCGGCGACCAGTGGCAGCATTGCCCCGATGGGCCAAGAGAGGACAAGCTTCCTGGCACCGAGTATCGCCCAGTCTACGCCGCCCCAACCGCGCCATCCGTGGCTGTGAAAGCCATTCTTGCGGAGTTGGACAATGTTCTGGTTAACGACGAGCAGGACCGGGAAACCCTCGCCAAAATTCGAACGATGGTTTCCGCCCTCTCCGCACAGGTGCAGGACGTGGCGGAAGGTTGGCAGGTGGCGTCAAATAGCGGTTCTGTTCTCATCTACTGCTTGAAGCAGGACGGATGGCGTAAAGGCGAGCCGGTGATGGTGAATGACATCATGATCCGCGTTGAAAACGCTAATAGGTCATCTAACGAATTGCAGCCTATTGTTGACGCCATTATGCGCGCTCTCCCCGCAGCACCCGCAAAGCAGGAGGGCTAGATATGAGCGAGATTTTAAATCAGATTTTGTTTCCGCTCGGCCTGTTGGCAGGTTTCCTCGGATACAGAATCTTGTCCTATTACCTCAGGACAAAGGAGATTGAAGGCGACAAGTCTGCGTCTTACGGCACCGTCTATAAAATCGATGGTCCGATACAATACGTGGAAACAGCACATCACGAGGAGATTCCTCCCCGCATTCTCCACAAACACACCAACATCAGGAGTGGGGAATGAAGTTCCATCCTGATGTCCTAAAAGCACATGCTCAGTTCGGCGGCGACCTGCGATCGATGCAAAAGTGCTACGAGCATTCTGATCTCGTTGCGGAAGTGGAACTGCTTCGGGAAGCATTGGGACCGTTGGCAGCGGTCGTTTCCGATATCCCTGCGTCTTGGGATGACGACCATCAATGCGTCACCGCGTGCGGGCATTTCCGCCGCGCAGCCAGCGCTCTCGAGGAGTCTGTTTTACGGGGAACCTGCCGATGACCTCCGTTCTCCTCTGCATTATTTACGCCGGCATCGCTGACGGCTTCGCCGAAAAACACGGTTTCTGGAAATCACTCGTTTGGCCCTATTTCGCAGGCTCTCTGCTGGCAGACGCATTTGAACGGAAGAAACTCGATGACCTTTAAACTGACGCCGGAAGCGCAGGCACGAGCGCAACAATACGAAGACTGGTCACGCAGGAAACGAGGTGAGATGCGCGCGCTGTCAGACGAGAACCTGGTTGCGACCGCGAAATTCTACATGTCGCACATGGCGCCGATGCAATTCGCACCGGGTGAACCGGTCTACGACGCCACGATGTGGCACATCATCTTGCCCGAGTTAATGGCCCGTGTCGCCAGCCGTTGACTAATCCCTCGCCAGCTTCCCGATGATCCAGTTGTTGTTGCCCTTATTCCCGCACTTCATGCAGCGCAGCTTCGGACGCAGCTGGTTGAGGAACACGTTGTTACCGAAGCGCCGAACCAACTCCCGGCGATCGAGCCACCCTTCCCGCTCACAACGGGAGCATCGGCCTCCGAACACGTACCACTCCGGATAGGCATTGAGCGTCGGATACAGATCACGACTCACCGTCCCTTCGTAGATCACCCGAAAGGAATCCGGAACCAGGTTTATGCCGCGACGGTGTTTCATGTTCCTATTTTGTTCACGTTGAATGTGACAGTCAAGAGGACGCTCGGATGAGCCCACAGAAACAGTTCTGGTTTGCCGTCGGTCGCAGTCGCAAGACATTCGAGGTCTCAGCGCCGAGCGCTTATGCCGCCAAGAACGTCATGTCCAAGTTCATCGCCGATCCAAAGAATGGACTTGGCTGGAATACCCAGTTTGAGCGGTTGCCCGCCTGCCCCGTCAAAAGGCCTCAGAAGATCAGTTCAAACGCATAGAATTTCACTTTTAATGAGAATTACAGTTGACGCGATTTAATTTCACTTTTATCGTGCAATTCTGTTTAGGAGACGATGAAAATGTTTACCGTCCACAAGGCCACGATTAATTTCGAAGATATTGCCGACTGCGTAGAACTCGATTGCCCGGCTCAATCCGAAATCCTCAGCGCCGCCGTTCAATACCCTGGGCAGATTGCGATTTGGTATCGATGCGATCCGGGTCGTCCCAAAACCCGCCGCACTATCCACGTCGTGGGAACCGGATTTCCAGCGCTTGCTGACGCTCGCTTCATTTCGACACTTCTTCTGCGGAACGGCACCCTCGTATTTCATCTGTTTGATGGGGGAGAAGCGTGATGAAAAAGGTCACCATTTCCCAAGCCTACGAAGTATGGAACGATCGCGCAAATGGTGCGGACGAAGGACGCAGTACCAGCAAGGGCGGCCGAGCATGGCTGTCAGACGAGTTCCAGCTTTGTGAGCTTGAAGCCCTTTGCATGATCCTGCGACACGAAGCCGGAAAGCTCGCCGAAGGGCTGCCTGAGTTGCTTCGAAACATGGAGTCCGTTCCAAACCTCGCCTCCCTGTCAAAGCGCCAGCAGGACATCGCCGTGACACTCTATGCCCTCGACCCCGACTTCGCTGTCACCTTCAAGTGGATATCCAGCGAGGCTGGCATCCACAACGACGAAACCGCTCGCAGCATCACCCGCGCATTGGCACGCAAAGGTATCACCGAGCATGTGCGCGGTTTGATGACTGATGAAGGTGAGGTCTGCGGGTCGGGTTACCGTTTGACCAACATGGGTCGACAGATGGTCAAAATCGCAGAAGGCGGTGTGTGATGGCTGATAGTTTCCTTGGCTTTCACACCATCTATGGCGATGAAGGTGAACGGCGAACCTCGTACATGACACGGGTTTGGATCGGGCGACTGCGCTTTCACGTATTCCATCGCGGCGACGCCGACCCCGACTGCCACGACCACCCGTGGGACTTCTGGACGTTCCCACTCACCAGTTATGTGGAAGAAGTAGCCGAGCCGATATGGATGAGCGGCCCGCTCCCCATGCAATATCACCTTCGCCGTCAACTAGTCCGAGCCTTTCGGCTCCATTACAGACCTGCGACCCATTGCCACCGCGTTGTCGGACGCTCAAGCGGTCAAGGCCTCCAAACCGAAAACGGACGGATTTACACCCTCGTGTGGCGGGGCAGCTCCGGGCGCGCGTGGGGCTTCCTGAAAAACCGGGATGGGCAATGGTGTTGGACGCCATGGCGCGACTACATACTCAGCAGCGGGAAAAACGTGCCGTGCGCACCGAGCGAAGGCGGTGACGCATGATGACCGAAGCCGACATCGCTCGTAGCGCTCGAGATATTTGCACCCATTCTAGACGTAACCCCGCTTACCGCCAGTGGATACATGAAACCGCCGTTCCAATGCGGGATGAAGTCGCCCCTGGCACACCTCTGTCCGAGTTCCGTGGCGAGCTTCTCGAACGCTTCGTCGACGGCAGCATTCGTTGTTTAGTCGAGGAGACCGGTTTACGGGCAAACCAGCAATCGAGGTACGCGCGATGAGGGCTTTTCTCGTTTGCGCAGCGCTTGGGCTCGCCGCGTGGTTCCTGCTGCTGTCAACGCTTCGGATCCTTTTACTGATCGGGGTCTTGTGATGGCAGCCGAAAACCGCCCCAACACACTATGGCCGGTCGGCACCAAGGTCACCTACCTTAACGCCTACGGGCTGGAACCTATCGATGGCGTCGTGATCAAACACTACGGCGAAACCAATGTGCTCGTCGAGGATCCTCGGGGCGTCAGGCATTTCGGAGCCACATGGCGGATCTTCACCGCGCCACCTTCCCCTAAGCGGACCGTCGATTTGGATGACCTGATCGACTCTCCCCCTGTCAAACCGAAGCCGGTCGATCTCGGCGACCTGCTCGTGTGAGGAAACACGCATGACCGCTGCATCAAACCAAGGCGTCATCAAATCGCTCGCCGTCGGCCGCTCCGACATCTACCGCATGGACCCGCACGACCTGAACGTGAAGGTCGATTGGAATTGCCGCTCGATCAACTTCAATGCCGATGATCCCGAAGACTTGGCGCTGGCGGAATCCATCTCGCAGGTCGGCATCAAACAGCCGCTCACCGTCTACACGGAAGATGGCAAGGCTTTCATTTCCGACGGTCATCGCCGCCACGGCGCCACCATGTACGCGATCGAGCATCTCGGAGCCGAGATCAAAAGCGTACCGGTGCAGACGGAGGATCGGTATTCGAGCGAGGCTGATCGTGTATTCAGCCAGATCGTCCGCAATTCCGGCAAACCGCTGACACCGATCGAACAGGCGCGCGTCTTCAAGCGTCTCATCGACCTCGGCTGGACGGAAAAAGACATCCAGCAGAAGACCGGGCTTGCTCGCCAGTGGATCGTCGAACTTCTCGAACTGCAGGCCGCGCCGGCTGCCGTCACCAACCTGGTGGCCACAGGCCAAGTCGCCGCGACGCTCGCCATGGCCACGTTGAAGAAGCACGGCGGCGACGGTGTTAAAGCCGCTGGCGATCTGACGCGTGCAGTCGACAAGGCGCAGGCGGAAGGGAAAAAGCGCGCCACCGCGAAGCACCTGGATGCCGGCGAAAAGCCAAAAACCCTCAAGGACCGGCTGACGACGTTGTTCGAAGCCGCTGAAATTTTCCATGTCGAAGAAGGTCCGTACACGATCAGCCTCACACCCGACCAGTACGCCGAGCTGCGCAGCGCGCTCGATCTTTAGGAATCCGACATGAGGTCAACACCTGTCGACGATTGGCATGAAGTCATTTGTAAACTGGGTAGGCTCGGCATTCCGTTCGTGGTCCGCAACGGGGGTACTCATATCAAGTGCAGAACTGTCAACTACTACCCAACTACGGGGCGGGTCCAAATCGACAACGCGAGAGCATTTAACCAGATCGGGTTCGACTTTCTACTCGAGGTCCTGATCGAAGAAGGAATCCATCAATTATGACCACCATCTCCGCCAAGACTATTCTGCGATCACGTAATGCCAGTGCGCCTGACAAGGTGCTCTCGACGCTTCTCTTGCGCTACCCTCGGTTCATCCATGCCGAATTCCTCACTCATCGCGTGTTCAGCCGGAATGCTGCCAGCAGTCGCGCTATCCCCGTGAAGAAAATGATCGACGACATCCTCGCCGACACCGCCATGCCCATCCATTGGGGAGCGGCGCAGAAGGGTATGCAGGCTGACCAGGAATGTGATGCACGATTGCGTCTCATTGTGCCGGGAGGCGTTTCGCGCGAACGGGCATGGCTATGGGCACGTGATGAAGCGATCCGTATTGCCCGTGCCTTCGAAGCAGCCGGCTACCACAAGCAGGTCATCAACCGCCTGCTCGAACCGTTCCTCCATATCACTGTGCTCGTGTCGTCGACGGAATGGGACAACTTCCTCGAATTGCGCGACCACAAGGACGCCGAGCCGCATATCCAGATGCTCGCTCGCGAAATCCGGAAGTGCCTTGAAGACGAGTCGACGGTGCAGACGCTTAATCCTGGTAAATGGCATCTGCCGTTCATCACCAGCTTCGACGAAGATCTCCTCTATGAGGCAAGTGGTGGGGATCACAACATCGGCGTCGAGATCCTGCAAAAACTCTCCGTCGCCCGCTGCGCCAGCACGTCCTATAAAACCACCGACGGCTTCGATATGACCTTCGACCGCGCCGTCGCGATCTACGACAAGCTGCACACAAAACCATTCCATGCCAGCCCGTTCGAGCACGTCGCGCAGGCTGATGAATTCGAAGACCTGGCTTATCATTTCGAGCGACCGGCATTCAAAACCGCCGCCTGCTGGAAGCACAGCGAAGAACACGGCAACTTCGTCGGCTTCCGCCAGCGCCGCCGTCAACTGGAGTTGCAGGCATGATCGACTTCCATCGCCAGAACCGAAACCTTCACATCATCCTCGATTGCGACGACGTGCTCTTAGACTGGCTCGGCGCGTTCAGACGGTTTGTTTCAGCCGTCGAGAACCGTCCTATCGAAGGATTGCCGGATTCGTGGGACATGAGCGGATGGCTCGGCCTGACGCCGGCAGCGTCGCGCGAGATGGTCGTCGGCTTCAATCACAGCTCCCAGTTCCAGTATCTCGAAGCATGCCCGCATGCCGTAGAGAACGTCACAGCGCTCAAGGAGATGGGCCACAGGCTGACAGTGTTGACCAGTTGCTCGGACAACCCCCTCATCGTCGCCAGGCGGAAGCTCAACCTCGATCTGATATTCGGCGACATCTTCGAACAGGTGATTTGCCTGCCGCTCGGCGAAAGCAAAAAGAAGTGGCTCGGTATCCTCGAGCGCGGTGTCTGGATCGAAGACAACTACAACCACGCCGTCTCCGGTCACGATTGCGGCCACAAGTCTTTTATGGTTCGACGATCACACAATCGATCCCACGAGACGCCCGGCGATCCCTTGGTCACGTGGATAGACGATCTGCGGCCAATCGTTTCACTTTTATCTTGACTTTCACTTTTAAGGTGGAAATATGAATGTAAGTGAAGATGAAGACTGGGAGTCGGCGTGTCAGGGGAAAGAGCGGTTCGCCGCGAAAGTCGTAGCCTCGGTGCGCAAGCGATATCCGAAGGCTGAACCTTACAAATGCAAATTCTGCGGCTTTTTCCACCTCGGACGCCAAACGGCAAAGCGCAAAAGAAGGAGAAACTGGAAATGACAGACTTAAACACCCTCGCTGCCGCAATCCATGCCTCCAATGCCCACTGGTGGCGTGACCCGGCGACAGGCGAGCGCCTCAATCGGAACAAGGGCGAAATGCTGATGCTCGTTGTCAGCGAACTTTCCGAAGCCATGGAAGGCGAGCGGAAAGACCTGATGGATGACCACCTGCCCAATCGCAAGATGGCGGAAGTCGAACTGGCTGACGCCAAGATCAGGCTCTTCGATTTTGCTGGCGGCTGCGGATACAGGCTCGTCAATCCGGAAGGGCTTGCGATCGACCTGACCGACAATCGCGCCGAAGCGCTGTTTGCAATTACCCGCCTCATTACAGGGATCGGCAATCTGATCGAGTCGAACTGGCACGTTCGTGTCGGCATCGAGATCACGCGCGTCCTTGCTACGATCGATGCTTACGCTGCCAAGTTCGGCTACGATGTCGACGGCGCCGTTGCTGAAAAGCGAGCTTACAATGCCGTCCGCGCCGATCACAAGAATGAAGCCAGGCTTGCTGCAAACGGCAAGAAGTGGTGATTTCCATGGCGCTCGTCGAGATTACGAAAACCACCAGCGTCAATCCCCGTTACGTCCAGAGCATCCAGTGCTACTATAGCTCCGGGCACGTTACCGTACGCATGCGCGATGGTGTTGAGCACAACGTCCAGCCGGTGCACAACGAGAGTGTGTGGGAAGCCTACGATCGCGTCCGCGAGGCAATGGTTGCGGAGGCCTGCTCATGAGCACGAAGGAAACGAACCCCAAGGACGGCATCGGTATCAAGAAATGGCGCCAGTTTGCCACTATTCCAATGACTGTCATGGCCGAAGTCGGCATCGCTATGCTGGAAGGCGCGGCGAAATACGGCCGGCACAACTACCGGGTTTCCGGCGTCAAGGCATCGGTCTACGTCGACGCTGCAACGGGTCACATCATGCAGTGGTGGGAAGGCGAAGACATCGATGCCGATAGCCAACTCTCCCACATCACCAAAGCGATCAGCAGCCTCGTGGTTCTGCGCGACGCGATGATCCAGCAGCAGTTGAACGACGACCGTCCGCCGAAAGCCAATCTGGAAGCGATTCGTACCGAACTTCAGCGCGTTGTTGACGAGATGTTTGAGAAGTACCCGGAAGGCGTGGAGCCTTACACAGAAGCAAAGCATTCTCGTCTACCAACGTTGACAGATGTGGTTATCGCAGAAGCTCAATGCTTTACCGCTGGGGCACTGTCGGCGAAATTGGAGGATCTCGGGCAAAAACCTGCACACTTCCAATCCGCCAAATCGTTCATCGACGGTGGCCTTGCAGGCGACGAGGAAGCATCCGACGAGTTCGCGATGCTTTCTACAATGGAATACGCTATGGCCACGTAGGGCTGCTTGACGCGCTTATATTTCACGTTTAACGTGACTTTCAATAATTAGGAGTCGAAATGTCTATCGGACACAACAGCGGCGACACGGTCGCTTCCGCAGAATTGCGCCAGATTATCGAGCGCGTAGAGCGGCTTGAGGAAGAAAAGGCGGCGATCCAGGGCGACATCAAAGACGTGATGGGTGAGGCCAAGGGTCGCGGTTACGACACCAAGGCAATCCGCACCATCATCCGCCTTCGAAAGAAGGACGCCAACGAGCGTCTCGAAGAAGAAACCATTCTGCAGACGTACATGGCCGCGCTCGGCATGACGATGCTCGACCCCTGATCCCAACAACGGAGACAACAAATGAAACTCGGCGAACTGCGCGGCGCAATCCGCAAGACGAAGGGTAGCCCCTTCACCATCGTAACCATCGGCGGCGAGGCTGTTACGCTCGTGCTGCAAAAGACCCCTCTCCTCGAAGAACTTGACCGCGTGTTTCCGGGCGGCAAGGCTGCTGAAACCGGCCTGACGTTCGACGCGGCCACCGGCAAACTTGAAGGCTTCGACACCGCCGCTCAGGCGTCCGTCACAGCAGTTGTCATCAACGACGATATCGATCTTGACCTTGCTGAGATCGCACACGGCACTTTGGTTACGGCAGACGCGATGCTTCGCAACGCGGATTCCGACGACCTGCTGGTGTGAACCATGGCCGCCAGCGACAACTACATCCAAGTTGCTTTTCTGCGCGGCCAACTGGACGCCGCCTATGAGGCGATTGCCACCCTGTGGGCAATCTCTCAGGACACATCCCAAACCGACACCCAACATGTCACCGACCTCGATCAGGCAATCTTCGAAGCGATCAAGCTGCTTCCGCCGAACCATCGAACAGACGACATGCCGGCTTTCGTTGCACCTGCCGATCCCTCTGATGACGAGTTGCTCGTATGATCGAAGATATGTCTCTCGAAGAACTGATCGATCTCGCCATGTCCAACGGCGAATGGCACTCGATCCGCATTTTCAACGGCAAAATGAGCGGCGGCGGCAATATGGTCAGCATGGGCCGCGATCACAGCAGCTTCGTTGTCGACGCTCTTGTGCCCGAGTCCGCGCCTTCGGAGAAGTTGCGCCACGTCCTGCTTCAGGTTCTGCGAAACAAAGCGCCAACCGACACATCCGACGATCTTCTGGTCTGAAAGTATTCCTATGACGAACATCACGCTGCATCCCGGCGACAACCGCGCCTCGTTACGACGCCTGATTGCACAGGGCGTGCGCGTCCATTCTGTTGTGACAGACCCACCGTATGGACTGGTTTCGATCCAGAAGCGTTTCGGCAAGGAAGGTTCGGCCCCTGCCCGTCGTGAGAAGAACGATGGGAGCTTCGCGCGCCTGTCTGGCGGCTTCATGGGCCGCGCGTGGGATGGAACAGGTATCGAGCGTGATCCCGAGTTCTGGAAGCTGATTTACGACATCTTGTTACCGGGCGGCTATGTCTTCGCTTTCAGCGGGAGCCGCACCGGTCACTGGCAGGCCTGCGCCATGGAGATGGCCGGCTTCATCATGCACCCGATGCACGGTTGGTGCTTTGGCTCGGGTTTTCCGAAGGCCAGCAATGCCGAAAGAGCGATCGACGCGCATAGATGTGACCGCCCGGGCCGTCATTATGAGTCCGCCCTTCCAAGCGATCCTCGACCAGATGATCACGTTTGCGACTCTTGCGAAGAAGGTGATCCTTGGGTGGGTTGGGGTTACGGAACCCAGTCGCAGAAACCTGCACTCGAGCCGGTTTTCCTTGGGCAGAAACCATTCACTGAAAAGAATGGCGCTGCAAACCTGCAGATGCATGGTGTTGGAGCTGTAAACATAGATGGTTGTCGTGTGAACGGTCGTCATCCCGCCAACCTGATCCTCGACGGTTCACCGGAAGTTGTCGCGATGTTCCCGGCAAAAGCTGGTGCTGCGGCGCCAGATAAAGGGACCGAGCCATCAGGTGTGACTAAGGACATTTACGGCAAGTTCAACGGTCGGACTCCCGGCACGTTCTTCAATGATGAAGGTTCTGCTGCTCGTTTCTTTCACCAGTTTCCACTTAGCGACGAAGATTACGCGCATGCGATAGCCGTGGGTGTCATCGGCGAAGACCGCGGTGCTGCTCTCATCTACAATGGGAAAGCGGGCAAAGCAGATCGCGCTGGCAGCAGCCACCCCACCGTAAAACCCATCGCCCTGATGCAGAATTTGATCCGGCACATCACGCCACCGGGCGGCATCGTGCTCGATCCATTTGCCGGCTCCGGAACAACCGCTGAGGCAGCTCGGCGCGAGGGGTTTGACTGCATTCTCATGGAAGCCGAAACTGAATACGTCGAATTTTTAGGACGCAGGTTTCCAGAGATTAACGATTGCAACCAAAAAATGTTGCTTTCAGATGAACTACTTGATGAAAACTTGTTCACGGTATGTTCACATCCTAAAAGAAAAGGATTAAATTCCTACTTGTCAGATTTGATCGGTGAAAACGTCGACCTGAGCGACTTAATGTGAGAGTGGAACAATGAATGTAATGAGTTTTGAACAGCTTCCTTTTGTCGTCTCAAACGCAGGCCGGCTGCATCCATGGACGCCGGTTCGCACCAACGATTATCAGGCTGACTGCGACGCTGGTCGCTTATATTTCACGCAGCTTCATTCTGTGATGATGGCTACGGAAAATCCGCTCCACCTTTCTCGCGTGTTACAAGCGCAGGTCGAAGCCGGCAAATGGGAAGGTGTTGAGATCGGCTTTGCCCAGGCTATGGCCGAGGCCCTGTGCTAGTCTAGCCGATACACGTCAGCGTTATCCTGACGCTCGCGCAGGCCCTTGTAGGCAGCATGCCGAAGCTTTTTGTCCGGCGTTATTTGGCGGAATTCGATTTCGGCAATTAAAGTGGGTTGCAACCAAACGACTTTCCGTCGGCCGCTGTACGATACCGGAGGCGTTTTCTTTCGCCACGGAAGTTTCCCCATCAGTTTTTGCAACTCCGCGGCACTTCGGGCTTTGAATCCGGTGCCAACACTACCGACATAGCGCAGGTCATCTCCATCGTAACCAGCCAGCAGCAAGGATGAGAAACCGCCTAAAGAGTCCGGTTCGTAGCCAACTATAAAGAAGGCTTCCGACTGAACGCATTTCAGTTTCACCCAGTCGCCGGTTCGGCCGCTGCGGTAGGCGGCCGTGCGATCTTTGCCGACAATCCCTTCCAACCCATGGCCGCACGCATGGCGTAAAAGGTCGGAGGGATCAACATCGAGCAATTCTTCGGAAATCCGGATCGCTCCCTCGTAGCCTTGCAACATCTCTTCGAGCAGATGCCGCCGCACGCTGTAAGGCTCGTCACGAAGGTCTTTGCCGTCAAGATAGAGAATATCAAACGCGTAAAGGATCGCATGGTCTGCGTTCTTGCCCCCACTCCGAGCACCCGAAGCACCGAGGTTGTTCTGCAACGCGTTGAAGTCCGAGCGTCCCTGTTCGTCAAGGACGACGCCTTCACCGTCGATTATGAATGATGCCGGGCCCAAATCCTTAGCCGCTTCGGCAATCGCGGGGAACCTGACCGCCCAGTCGTAGCCGCCTCGCGTAAATATCCTGACGCCACCGGGTTCATTGTGAACCGCCAGACGATACCCGTCCCACTTGATCTCCCATCCCCACTTGTCACCGCGAGGCGGCTTCTGTTTCAGCAGCGCAAGAGCGGGGTCGACACGCCCTGGCATCGGATCGAGCGGCAATGCCGGCTGCGACTTGTTACGCTTGCGGATCGGACGCGACGCGACTGGCTTCACGTCGTTGCGGAGGAGAGGTTTGGATCGAGAGCGTGGCGTTTTCGTCATTGGCGAGAGCCTGCGCCAGAAACATTGACTCTTCGTTACACCGGAGCGGCGGCGGAGAAGGCGTTGCGCCCGGCCTCACATGCCGCGAATATCTTCCAGAATGGAAAGCACCATCTGCTTCTTGTCGAGATTATAGGCCTGTGCCACGCTGATGCGTTCCGAAAGCGCCGAGGAAAGCCGCGCATGCTTTTCCGCCGCCGCGATATCGCCCGCCATCGCCGCCGCTCTTGCGCGCTCCATCAGCTCTTCCGTCACATGCTCCATGAAGAAGCCGAGGACGATGTCGCCGTCCTTCTGCGCGAGAATCTCGGCAAGCTTGTGCATCTGCTTGCGCGCGCCCGGCCCTTCGGCTCCCATGACCTCGGCAAAGGCCTCGACGATGTCCGAGCCGCCGTAATTCAGCAGCTTGAGCGCCTGCGCGACGCTGCCCTTGGAGGCGGCAAGCAGGGCATCTCGTTTTTCACCGGATGGGCTGATGCCGAGATGATCGAGCGATTGCACCATGGCCGCGTCGGAAAGCGGCAGGAGCCTGAGCGGCATGCAGCGCGAGCGGATGGTCGGCAGCAATTTTCCCGGCGCGTGCGACAGGACGAGGAACATCGCCCGCTTTGGCGGTTCCTCCAGTATTTTGAGGATCGCATTCGCGGCATTGCGGTTGAGATCGTCGGCGGGATCGATGATGACGATGCGCCAGTTGCCGGTGCCCGAGGTCTGCGAGAAGAAGTGCCCTGCCCGCCGCACCTCATCCACGGTGATGGCTGATTTCACGCGGCCGGTCTTTTCGTCCACCGGACGGGTGAGATGCAGGAGATTATGCGAGGCGCCTGCGGTGATCTGCCGGCTGACCAGCGATTGCGGATCGGGATCGGCAAGAAAATCCGGCGCCAGCAACGGATCGGGATGGCTGAGCACATGATTGGCAAAACGGAAGGCAAGCGTCGCCTTGCCGATCCCCTCCGGCCCCTCGATCAGAATGGCGTGATGGCCCTTGCCGGAGCGATAGGATTGCGTGAGAAACGCTTCCGCCTCGTCATGGCCAAAAAGCTTCGTGTTCTGCTGCGGTGCAATCGCGCCGTCGAGAACGCCCTGAACCTCACTCATGCGCCGCGCCCGCTGCTGTTCCCAGCTGTTCAAGCAAAGGCTCGACGAAGGACAGGACATCCTCCGCCACCTTTCCTTCCGGCTGGTCGGCATTGACAATTCGGCAGCGACGCGGTTCGGCGAGCGCAATATCCAGATAGGCTTCCCGCCGCTTCTCGTGGGTTTCGATTTCCTCTTTCTCGAACCGATCAGGCGCAGCACCCTCATCCGCACGCTTTCTGGCGCGGGCGAGCCCCTTTTGGGCGGCGATATCGAAAATCAGTGTCAGTTCGGGCACGACGCCGTCAATCGCGATGCGTTGCAGGGTTTCGATGAATTCCGGCTCCAGATTGCCGGTCGTGCCCTGATAAACGCGAGAAGAATCGAGAAACCGGTCGCAGAGCACGATCTCGCCGCGCGCGAGCGCCGGGCGAATGACCTCTTCGACATGGTCGTTGCGGGCAGCCGCAAACAGGATCGCTTCCATGCGCACGCCGAAGGATTCGGCCGCACCCGACAGGATCACATGCCGGACAGCCTCCGCACCCGGCGAGCCACCCGGCTCACGCGTCACGACCACCTCGAAACCACGGCCGCGAAGCGCCTCTGCAAGCATGCGAATCTGCGTCGACTTGCCGGCGCCTTCGCCGCCTTCGAAGCTGATGAACAATCCGGTCTTTTCGGCCAATGTCACGTCCTGCACAGGTTTTCTGGAATTCGAAATGCCTGTTTACAGCATCGAACCGAAATGTGTGAAGCGCATTTAGGAAAATCGGATATCTGAGCGTGACCTACGTGCGGCGTGCCAGTTCCCGGTGAATTCGCAACTCTTCGCGAATGCGATCCATCTCAGTTGCCATGTGGCCCCAGTGGCGGCCGGCTTCTTTCATTACTTCAGTCATGTCCGTGATTGCGTCGGTGTGCGCCTCGAGCGCTTTCGTCGCGTTGTTAAGCGCGGTGGGATCGACGATAACCGCAGCAACCTGCGCTGCGGCCTGAGATTTCTCGGGAGTAGCTTTCGCGCCGGCAAGAATGCCTAGATGACGCACGGCGAAAATGATCGCCAGCGTAGCGCCAAAGACGACGAGAGCGAGCGGAGGAAGCTCAGCCAATCTTTCCATTGGGAACCTCTCCCTGGTCATGCGCTGCACGATGGATGTTGACCAGCTCTCCTACAGCGAAGAGCGGATAGATGGCGATCCACGTACTGATGACCCCGGAAGATGCAAAAGCGTATGCGATGCCAGCCCAAACTAGACAACCGGCTCCGGCTGAAATCTGCCGGATCTGCGGTGTGACGGTCTTTCTGGCTCCGTTAATCACCAAACCGATGATACGGAGGCAGCCGATAACGAACATGATCCAGCCAAGGAAATTCTCTGACGGGACAATCTCATTGAAGCCCATGAAAGCCGGCTGGTTGAAGGTTTGCGACGGAAGCAACAGGACCCACCCGAAGGCAATCAAGTGGCCTGCCATGAACCACTCCATCATCCGTGGCCCGAAGCGATGTTGAATTCTCACCCACATCCCGGTGCCATGATAACCAGGTTCCATGTTCACTCCCCTGCCCTTATTTGCGGCAGGCAGCGTCTTGGCTGCACTGGCGGTTGTTGGAGTAGATAGCGGGGCCGGCCGTCGGATCCTGCGACGCGAGACGTGCTGCCTCTGGATCGGAAAAGCCGATGTGCTGATACCCGCTTCCATTAATCGCAGTTGCTGTCTGGCAACTTGCTGTCACGCATGAAAGCAAGACAACGCTCGCGAGACGAAAGCTTGCGGAACGAAGCATCGTTTTTCTCCAGTTTGGTGATGCGGTTGAGAGCCTCTTTTGCAGCCTCGAGCTTGGCATTTTCCCGTTCGCGGAATGAACCGTAAGAGCAAGCCGGGACAACCATCAACGCTGCGCCTACGACGGCACCGATGCCCAGTTTGAAATAGTCGGTGAGTCCGAACATCAGCACGATCTCCAAACGCCGTCAGTGAGAAAGCCATGCCAGTGGCCGACATGGTGGACGCTCGGCGTCAGGGTCGGCTTTTCACGATCGCCATTCCACTGCCACGAAGGCGACGGATGCGGTCGGAAATTCAGCGCTCCGGTTCGGCCGCACCCGCACGGGCAGGAGTAAACCAGTCCTGCGATCTTCTGATCGCGATCGACGAAGAACTCGAAAGCACCTGCGGTGGCCTTCACATCCTCGATATCTTCGCAGTAGGTGGCCGTAACCGGAGCAGTTCTGACTTCCGCCATCACGCCATCCCCCGCACCTGTTCAGATACAACTTTGGCATCCGACTTCTTGCGCCAGAGCAGGAAAGCGCCAGCAAGCCCGAACGCGAGGAGGATCAGCGCGAGGTTCTGCCACGGCATCGAGCCGACCGCTGCCAAAACAGAAGAGAGACCGCTGCCTGTTACAACAGGCACGATGACTTCCTTCGACTTCCACCACGGCGCATCAAGGCTCGGCGGTGTGACCGGAACCGGCTTTTCCTCGACGACGGGAGCCGCTTTGACCTGCACAACCTCCGACTTCGGCGACAGGTCGACGAGCATCAGGTGGATGGCAGCACGCGTCTGCGGACCGTCGAGGCCGTCAAGCTTGCCCTTGTAGTGGCCCGTCTTCTGCCCGGCGTTCTGCAGGCCGATGATATCGGTGACTTTGAACCCGAGCACGACAAGGCCGAGGCGCGTGTAATAGTCGAGGCGATCCGCGAAGCCGTTCAGGCCGCCGTTGATGCGGCGGGTGATCATTTCGGGATCGTTACGATCTGCGTAGCGATTGAGGCTCTTGCCGTCGGGGTTACCTTCGTCCCAGTACCAGATCGCCGAAAGCCCTTCCCACGGATCGGTATTGATCAGGTCGGGGTTCTTCACGAAGTCGGGCGGGTTGAAGCCCTTCCGCTTGCACCACTGGTAGAACGCGCGGATGTTGCGGGCTCCGGTCACCTGGATCGGGCCGCGACCACGGTTCTTGTAGCCGTCGCCGTCCTTCTGTGGCGTGTTGCCGAGGTCCGTTCGGGTGTCGTAGCGCTCCTGTGCCGGCGTCGGGCCCCAAATCTCGCGGTCATAGCGGAACGATCCGCTTTCATGCATCAACTGGGAAAGGTAGGGAACCGTTCGGTGTGGAAGGTCCAAACCGGCACTTGGGCCGTATTTCGACAGCGCCATCATGACAGAATTCAGGTTGCTTTCGTCAACGCGCCCCTTTGCTGCGGCGCGGACCTGAGAGACGGACACTGCTGTCATGGATTAATCCTCGGGAACGGAAGTGGACCCGATGAGAAATACACAACATCACCCTAAATTACAACTTTTATGAGGAATTTTGAGCATCAAAAGGAAGCTCCGTCTGATCGTTCAGCATGTCTTCGAGCTGCTTTTGAAGCGCGTCGCGCTGGCGGCTCGCCAGTTCCAGTTCGGACGCAAGAGCATCGCACGCGTTCGCATGACGCTCGATTTCCGACTGCAGGAAGGTGTTCTGTCGTTTCAATGAGTCGATGTAGGAAGCCATGTTTATCTCTCAGGAGTCTCAGGGGATGGAAGGCGCGAGGATCTCGGCTGCGCGGTCTGCGCCGAAAAGCGTGGTAGCGATCTGCACCAGGAGCGGCCACATCTCGTGGTCACTGCGGTACGAATTCGCGGTTTCGAAGATTTTGCGAATGCGGATTGGTTGCTGCTCCATGGCGGCGAGAACCTGCGCGACTTCGCCGCTGTTGCCATCCGCGCCGCCATCTAGGCGGGTCCAGAAGTCGACGCTGTATACCACCGTGACAGGTGCGATTTCTATCGGTGTATAAGAGCGCAGTTCGGCAATTTCATCCGATGTCATCGCAACCGTTTTTCCATCGACAACTTTCTTCATTGCTATCCCCTTATTCCAAACAACTGAGCCGATCCGGTAACGAAAGCGTTGCCAGTGCAAGCAAACCTGAAAGCATTTTTAGAAGCCGCCACGCCACAGTAACCGGAATTGAAGTCCTGACGATTTGATCCTGATAGGCGGGCATAAGCAGTTTCGCTTTTAAACATGGACGAAGACGCTTTATTGAAGTTTCCGATCTTGAATGAAAGCGTAAACAAGCTCGCCAATGCCAAACTGTCTCGGCTCAAGGCCATAAAGGGGTTGGATGTAGTGGCATAACCGGTTATCGCGCTATCTTCCTGCGATTGTCCAAAAAACGGGTAATCATTTGCACCTGAGAGCCAACTCGAACCGTTATCGGAACTCGCCTGAGCTAGCAGGATTCCCGACGATACGGCGGTATTACCCCTACCCTCGACCTCTAGATAAATTGCAACAAATGGGGCCAAACCTGTCCATATGGCCTGCCCTATACCGATCAAGCTCACACGCTCCCCGATGGGTTCGAGACCGCCTATACCCTGTCGCGCCTGAGACGGGGTAAGATACTCAGGTGGGCCATTGCCAGCGGACATCCGACCGATAAAGACATTCGTTGGGATGACGGCAGCTTTTGCTTTACGTCCATCCACCCCATCGAACTGGACGAATACACTGTCAGTGACAGTGCCAGCGGGGCCTTCAACTTTCAAATCAAGCGCAGCCTGTTGCGTAGTGCTGACAGGCTTATCCTCATCCGACGTGTTATCGACGTTTCCGAGATCGACATCAGCCTTCGTGAGCTGTTCGAACGCCGTTGCCACGTCTTGTGCCGAGGCGAAGAATGCAGGCAAGTGTCCGCCGAGTCTGTCTGCGTTTTCGGCTTCTGGCGCCGCGCCGATAGCCTCGTAAACGTCCTCCGCACTCTGCGCCGACAGAAGCGTCTGAATGAACGCCGGATAGTTCCCGTTCACAAAGTCAGCAATCTGCTGCGCCGTGACCTTTCGACTATTCCCTTGCTGCACAGTGTGAAACAGCGCCGCCGCAAGCAGCGCTTCGATCGGCGATAATGCTCCAAGTTCCTTGTCGGCCATCAGGCGTCTCCTGAAAGTAGAATGCGTCCGCTCTCGTCGCCCGACAGGCGGAGATAGCCGCTCTCGTCACCGGACAATATGATCGCATCGCGAGGTGTGATTTGAACCGCCAGCGTGTGTGCCTGGAGGGAACGATATCCGTCACGCTCGGCCGATACTGTGATCGTCGAGTTGACGTTTGTGCCGAGTTCGCTGAGCGGAATGGAGAAACTGTTGCCCGTCAAACCGGGATAGCTGACGATCAGAGTTCCGGTCGTCGTTCGAACATCGATGCGCGTCGTCTGACCGTCTTCGCCGCCAACGTCAGCCTCGTTCCATTTCAGAGCCTGCGTCGACTCAAGAATACGGTTACGGTTCGACCAGGTTACCGACAACTCGGATGCGGCTCGCGCATCGACCGCGCCGAAACCCACACCGTTGATCTTGACGTTGGCAGGCCGGTTGGGGCGATACGGGCGCGGTGTGATCGAGATATTCAACTGCGGAGCATCCGCCAGCGGAAGAGCGCCGGCTGTCGTTCTGGTCAGCAGCCAGTAGGCCGTGCTCTCGAACACCGATCTCACAGTCGGGTCGACCATGATGGAGTCGGCCGGAATGATGAAGCAGCGTGTTCCGACAGGCCACGCCTTCGGGATGGTATCGAGCATTCCACGGTTCAAGAGATATCCGAGCGCGTCCGCAGTCTGAACCGTGCAGATTTCCGTGTATTCGTCGTTCCCGGTCCCAATGAGAATAAAATCGCCAGCCGATGGAACGCCGCCGCGCAATCCCGGCAACGAGGTCAACTGGCTTTGCGACTCGGCAACGAGCGGAGTGGTGAGCGCAAAAGTGCCGAAGAACGGCCGGGTGCCGATCGATGAACGTTTGGTCGTGCCGTTCACGTCCGTGACGTAGGTCACAAGATCGTAGTTCACGTCATCATCGCTGTCGGCACCGACCGTGACGGCGGCGAGCGCCTCCGGATATTCCAGTTCGGAAGGATCGTTGAGTTTCAGTGCGGCGGCGGCCATGAACGCTGGAGCCGTGCCGATCTGGTAGTAGGAAGCAGGTGTCGGCGGTTGCGACGGGTTTACCCAAGCCGTGTCGTCAGACTCAAGGTAGCTGGCAAGATCGAGACCGAAGATGTCTTCGTAAAGATCGAGCGTAACGACGTTACTGTCTTTCTGGACCTCGGAAACCCGGAAGACGATCCGCTCGATGTCGTATTCGGGCCACGACAAAACCACCACGTCACTGCTGACCGAGTCCCAAAACTGCCGCGTCACCTGAGCCTGACATGTGGCGATCGGATTCACAGACGCAGCAAGGTCACGCTCGGCCACATACTGCGCCGCCGTTCTCGAGGTGAAACCGTAGTAGTTTCTCGATGAACTTACGATTCCGCCTTCTGCTGCGATGCCGGCAAGATCCTGAACGGTAATCGTTTCAGTCTTTCCAGTTTCGGCGTTCGTCATCGTGACGACGATCTCGTTCGCCAGTTCGCCCCATGCCTTGCGGGCAAAACTGGAAAGATCGGCGTTGCTCGGGTCAATCACAGGCAGCAAGTCGACATCGTAGTCGCCGCGAAGCGCCTTGATGGTATGCTTGCCGGTCGAGGGCTTCACGAACACTGCGGCCTGAACATGGTTGCAGACCTCGCCGATGAATTTTTCGATCTCGCTCTGACGCGTCCAGATCAAACTCATGCCGAGCTTTTCATTGTGAAAAAGTTGGGCGGCTGCCTCGAAAGACGGCTTGTCGATAACGCCAGGCGACTCGCCCATTCCCCAGTCCTGATTCGTCAGGCATTCGTAAATGATGTGAGCTGGATTGGCGGCAAACTGGGGATTTCCAAGGGAATCATTGTCGACCTGGATCAATGCGAGGGCCGGATTGAGACCGATCGGAGCGCGACGGACACGGAAAGAAAAGGCACGCAGATACGGGTTATTTGCCGCCAGATAGAAGCCGCGTTTGAATGCCGACGGCTGATTGTTCAACGCGTTGACAAGCCCTTGATAAGCGCCTTCCCATACATCAGCGATACCGGTAAGAAAGACGCTGGCGAGCCCGCGGAAACCGGGGCATGTCGCGCTCGTTAACCCGAGACGCGCTGCCAGCGACTCCGGCATGACCTGAGTCGCTTTGCCGGGCAGCCACCATAAAAGGCCTTTGACGCCGCCCTCTTTTTTCACATCCCCGAAAAGATCGGGCCGGTTCACCGGCACTGTACCCTCGTCAACCAGTCCGCCGCGCCAGATTTCCTTGTCGTTGTATTTTGCGGCGACCAGTGTCAGGCCGTCACCATAGGCGCAAATACCCATGTGGAGGCCCATGGTGTATTCGAAGATTTCAACTTTACCTTCGCCCTTGCCGCCCATTCCCATCAGGACGACCTCGCTCGGATGGCGTCGAGCACGCGATCAAGCTGAGCGTCGAAACCTTTACCGCGCAGTTGTGATGCCGGCATGCCATTTTTCAGGAAGTGCTCGAAATCGCCGCCGCCCGTCACGAACGCCTTGCGAACCCCTTTCACGCAGAAGAAGGGTCGCATGTCGCTAATCGTGACGATGGGGTCCGACTCGCTCAAGCTGAGACCTTTCTGCTGGTCGTCGCCTTATCGCCCCACCACAGCACGTTAGGGGCGACATCAAGTTCACCGAACACCACAGGTATGGGACGGCTTTCGGCCGTCGGCTCATCCATGTCCCGAAGTTCATCAGGTTGCGAGGTGGCAGCTTTCGGCATCATCAGGTAGCCGATCACCATCGAGCCTACGCCGATGAGAAGCTGGACCAGAAATGATGCCAGGAAAGGAAGGGGCATGGCTCACTTTTCGCGCGTTTCACGTTTAGTGAGCAATTCTAGTAGAACTGGTTCTTGGAGGAAAGCGGATTTTCAAGCGGAATGAATGGTTGGCCGCCATAGTTATGAATATTGTTGTGCTGATTGCACCCGCTCATTTGCCGATTGCATCCCCTGATGACAGAGAGTTGGGTTCCGACAGCGAGCCCTCGGGCAATGCCACGAACGATGATTACACTGGTCCCGCTGTCGTTAATCACGTTCGCAATGGTGCGCAGTTCTCGAACGCCGGTATCCGAGTTCGTCCATTCCAGCAGCCCGCCGATGTAAAGTCCAAACTGGGCACCCAACCACGCATCGACCATGACCTGGTTGCGAGTCACGTTTGTTACCGAGCGGGTGACCGTGGCGGTTGCGCGACTCGCTCGGCACTGCGAACCGTAGAGGACATGAGGGCAGCCGATCTGATAATTTCGACGGAGCCCCGGTCGCTTCAACGAGGTTGAGACGGGCTGGCAGGAAAGTTCGATCTCGTTCTTCTTGTAGGTGCTACCGAGGATGCGACCAAGCCAAAGAGCCGGGTAGTTTTCTTCGGTCACGGGATCGCCTACGTGCCCCTCGAAAATCGTCAGGTTGACCACCTGCGACGGGGGATATGCCAGAAACAACTGGTCGATTTCGCTGCCGAGTGACATGGAGATCGTGACATCTGATTTGTCCAGCGTGCCGTCATGGGTGATCGCGCTGTTTTTGATCGGCCAAGGGTAGAACGGGAGAATGATATCCTGACCGAGATCGTTTACGCCGATCTTCCGGTTGATGATCGTTTCACCATTGTTGAAACCGTAAGGGCCGATCATCCCGCTCTCAGCGGAGTTTTCAGCACCCTGGATGAGATAGAGGGAGACCGGTGTGCCGCTATATCGGCTGTTCTCTCGTTGATTAAATGACATCGAATGACCTAGCTCTCATTTCTTGAACGCTTGTGCGACAATCGTTTTAGAGAAAACAGTAACCCCCGATGTATCTGATGCCGCGAACCTAAAGCGCGTTGTTGAGCGACCTGCAGGAGGGGTGTAGAGGTACGTTCTTGATGCGGGAACGGTCGTTCCTCCGATGTTCTGAATACGGAATTGCTCGACGCGGGCTCCATCGCTATCGATCCAAAATTCGTAACTCGTGTAGTTCGTGGAATTTGAATCAGTTCGCACCACAAGGCCTGTGTCTATTCTCACCGTCGGCGAATTCAGCCCGTGGGTGAGATCCACGACATCTACCCCGGCCGCGACTGCAGTGATTGCACCAGTTGCAATGTTGTGCTCTTGAACCACCAACCTGGTTATGTTCGCGTCACCAATGTCGACGTAGCCCAAAATGGCAGAGATGGCCGAAAGAGAACCGACGCTCATCTTTGCGGCGGTGACGGAACCTGCAGCAAGTTTATCCGTGGAGATGATGCCTGCCTGGAGATGACCTGCCTGAATAGCGTCGGCAGCAATATGCTGCGCGCGGATCGCATTGGCTGCGATCTGGTCGGCACCAACCGTTCCGGTCTTGATCCCTTGCCCGTCGATGATGGTTCGCCCATAGTCGGTGCTCAGGTTAAGACCACCCTTATACGTGGCGAGAACGATGTTGTTCGAGGCGAAAGCGGTGGAGGGTAACGTTGTCGACGATAGGGAAGACGCGCCTTTCGCCCAGTAGATGTAAATCGTCGCGTCGGTCCACATCGCCCCGATGGGGTTCTCCGACACAGCAACCTCAACCGTAGCTCCGGCGTCGTCCAGATATGTAATAGTTCCAGCGGTCCAACTGACACGGTTGGATGTCGGCGTGTTTCCTGAGAATGCGATCCCAGTTGCCGTTACCCCTCTGGCTCCGATCTCGAGCACGTTTGCGCGTACCGAGTTGGTGGCGATGTTGCCGCCGTTGATTTTGGTATTGTCGCCGCCTGAGCGCCAGTCCGCGAGCGAAGTTCCGCCAGCGATCAGGATCTTGCCGGGGTCAATTTGTGTCAGTGCCTGATTGATGCGGCCGGCAGGATCGTTCGCGTAACCCGCCACGTCGCCGAGCGCGTGCCCGCTGACCGTAATCGAGCCTGCCAAGGCAGTGTTCGCCATCAGCTTTGCTGCGCTCAATTCCACGATATGGGCGTTTTCGATGATTGCTTCAGCTATCTGTGCCGCGCCGGTAATGACGGCCTGATTGGCAACTAGCTGGTTTGCACCAATCGTCTGTGCCAGGATCGTGCCGCCATCGATGAACGCTTTGCCTTCGACGGCCTGATAGTCGGTTTCACCCTGATAGACGCCGATGAGGATTGAATCCTGTGCGTACATCGTCACGAGTGACGTGGTGACCGAAAACTTATTGTCATCGAGGATGTAATAGACGTAGACGGTCGCGCCGCTGAAATCGACATAGCCGGCAGGGATGTTTTTCGTAACAGGAATGCTGCCATCGGTGCCAAAGCTGATCTGACCTGCTGTCCACGTAAGCCGGTTTCCGTTGGGTGGATCACCCGGCTTGAAGAGGATGCCCACCAAAGTTGCTTTGACTTCGCTTCTGACTTCAGTAGTCGTCGCCGAAGCCGGCGCTGACCATGGAGATGCGTTTCCTGACGTGTCGACAGCACGCACCCAATACCAGCGCGTCACCTCCGGATCCTGACCGCCAATGACGAAAGCGTTTGTTTGAGACGTGAATGAAGGAATAGAGACTTCCGTTGGAGCAGGAAATTCCTCCAACGCCTCGAAGAGGTCATATCTGGCAAAGTCGCTTTCGGTGCTGGCCCCCCACTTCAACCAAGTGGAATTGATGCCACCCGTAGCCGTGAGGCCTACAGGCATCGCAGGCGGAATCTCGTCTGCCACGGTGGTGTGTGTGAATTCGACGCTCGGCTCAGACTTGTTTCCTGACTTGTCGATCGCATAAACGCGGCCGGTGTAGACCGTGTTTGGTATCATTGGAACCTGATACATGGTCGAACTGGTCTGGTAACCGATCCAGCTTCCGAGACCCTGCTTCAATTGCAGCTCGTAGTATGCAAAATCATCCTCGAGCGAAGGAGCCCACGTTCCGATCACCAGATTGGATGGCACCAGCGTCGAATCAAGTTTGAAGTCTTTCGGACGTGCCGGCGCGATCGTGTCGACCAGTGCATCAAGATCTTCGGGCGTGACGGAGCCGAGGGAACCGTCGATCGCTCCCTGTAACAGAAGATTGAGTTTTGAGCGAACGCTGGCGCCGGATTCGCCATTCTTGATGAGATCGACAGGACCGATAGGCATCTCAGTCCTCCCACACTGCGGAGTCGACCCACTGCCCGCGATCTCGCCAATAACCCGTCGCCAAAATCCAGTTGCTGCCGTAGGAGCTTTCGGCTGCCAGGTTTTCGAGCGTGACAAACGAGAGGCTGATGTTTGCCACCGTGTTCGTCACCCATTCGATCGTGAGGCTGTCCTGCGCGAATCGGGAGACGAACATCCACGAAATCTGCTCGATCTCCGAGGCGGCAACGCCGATATCCTCATGGAACTCGACGAAGGTGTTTCCGCCGCTCGTCGCCATCAAGGTAATCTCGCGAGGCAGAAGCTGCCCGGAGCGTGTCCGGATCAAAACCGCCGCGTGCGCGCGGTCTTCGTTGTAGGTGTCAAAGAAATCCGTCCCTGCGAACTGGATCACCTTGTCCGCCACATTCATGGCGGCAGGGAAATCACTTCCCCACGTCGGAACGTAAATCTCACCCGCCCTCCCCTTGCATCGCACGAAGATGTCCAGAATAGCCATCGCATCCGCACGGCTCATCGCCATGTAGGTGGCGGTCAGCGTTCGGGAGACAAGCGGAACAGGCGTGAAGGTTTTTACGACACCGCGCGAATAATCAACGGTCTCGAATTTGAGATTGAACTGCACCTGCGGTCGATTGAGATAATTCGGCTTGCGCAGGAGGACGTAGCGGCCGAACAGGATGGCTGCTGGCCCGAAGGATTGAACACTGTCACCCTCGGCACTTTCATCGAACGGCAGATCGTCCGGAGTCCGCACCACGGAGCCCGGCTCGACATCAAACTTGACCGGAGCCGTCGCGACCTGATTGGTGTAAAGTGAAAGCGTGTTCGAGTTGGCGAGTTGAGCGGGTAGATACGGGAGCAGATACGCGCCTGCGCCGATCGGCTTGGGTAGCGGGTTTACGAGGACGACCGTGTTGTTGTCCACGAAGTCGATCTGCACCTTGGCCGCCGTGCGTCCCGTCATCAGAACGTAGGTTCCGTCGTTGACCAGCCAGAGCGGTGTTGACTCTATCAACAGAACAGTCGCGCCGGCTGCCGTGGTGCTCTTCACCAAAGCGGGCTCCGCTGAGAAGTCAGCAATCTCGACCTTGCCGTCCCGCGCCCGGTTCACCGCATCGGCGAAATTGCGCATCCGCTCACCATCGAGAAGGATGGTTGCTTCAACAGCGCGCCGTGGCTGAATGCGAAGTGCCCGGCGCTGCTCGCTCCCGTTTCGGGTGGTGAACACGTCCGTTTTGAACTCGTAGGTATCCCGGATTCCGTTACGCCAGTTGGGCACGAAAGGGAGGAAGACTGCCATGTGTCGAACCGATCCTCGTTTGGCGGGAATTTCTCATATTAAGAGTAATTTTGCAACGAACTATCGACCGAGAGCACCGTTGACCTTGTTCTGATTTCGGGTCATCCAGTTGGTCAATATCCGTTCCCCCGCAACGCTGGACAACGCAGCTTCCAGCACCTCTTCAGGATTGAACGCGTTGACCACTTTCAGATTGACGGCTTTACCGCCGCCGCCATTCGCAGAATGACGCGGATCGTTCTCGGTCAGAACCTCTTCACCTTCGAGGGCGACGATCGGGACTTCACCCTGACGTAAGCCGTCGGTGACGATACCCCCGCCGTGATATCGCTGCGCACCGGCAAAAACCATCGGGTTAACGCGACGGGTTTGGGTCGTAGCACCGACCATACCGCCGCTATGCTTGGCGCCGAAGAGTCCTGATAGAAGCCCGCCAATACCGCCCCCTGCGCCAGCGCCTGACGACGTCCCTCCAGTCAAAGCGTTGAACAGAGCCTGTTTGATGATAGCTTTCCCGATCTCAATCAGGAACTCGGAGATTCCTTGCAGCAGCGCGTTGAAGAACGCGTCGGCGGCATTTTCACCGTTTGCTATGGCCTGCGCGAAGGCACTGAACGCATTGCCACCAATGTCGGCGAGCTTTTCGTTAATGTCTTCCGCTGTTGGGAGGAATTGCGTTTTCATGCGATCGGTCGACTGACCGATCGTAATCTGCATGTTCTGCAACTGACTAATAGCGTTGGCTGCACCCTCGCCACCCATCGCCTGCCAGAAGGCAATGGCGGAGGCGATAGCCTCGTTGAGCTTCGTGTTCACGTTATCCAGTTCGGTAGCCGTCGACGCGAATAGCGATTGGTCGCCGCTCGATTGCGCAAGATCCATGCGCTCAAGCAACAAGGAACGCTGTTCGAGAAGTTCGTTCACTTCGCGATTGACGTTGCTCCGGTCAAATTCTTCCGCAGCCAGTCGCTCCGTTTCAGCGCGTTGCTCTTTCGTCAGTTGAAGTCCAGTTTCCCGTGCCCGGTTCTCCTCATCACGAACGGCTTTGAGAATAGCAGCCTCGCGGGCGGACTTGGACATCAGGTCGAGTTCGAACTTCTGCTGCTCGACGCGCTTCTGATAATCGGTAAGATACTCCTGCTGATCGAGCGCCCGATCCTTGTCAAACTGTGCAAGTTTGGTCGCGTGTTCGACGGTTCCCGCATACGCTGCGAGCAGCCCTTGCGCCCTCGCCTCGTGACCGCCCATCTGCTCGGAGACCTTGTCGAGGACTGTACCAGGCGCGCCGCCGTTCTTGGCGTCCGAGGCATTGATGTTTTTCGCATTGCCCGCATTGATGGCCGCATAAATCTGCAGCAAGCCATCACCAGCTTTCACGCCGGCATCTGCCAGATATTTTCCGACCGCCTCGATCTGCTGCGAGATTGTGGATTCACCAGTCACTCCATATCTGGCGGCCTGAGGTTCACCCCACTGGATCAAACCGCGGTGCTGACCGTTCTGCGTCGTGGGGCCCGCTTTCCATGGGTCGAAGGTTCCGCCTGTCTCGTAGGACATAGCGGTGAGCAAATCTTTCGCGCTGACGCCCATCTGCTCGGCAAGCTTGACGGTCGCCGCAATCAGTTCCTCCATCTGCCGGCCTTGCGGCGTGCCTCGCTCCGCCGTGTACTGCGCCTCGAAGTTCCGGTTCTGCGCATCATAGAGCGCGCCGGCCTGCTGGCGGATGGCCTCGGTTTGCTCCTTTGTGAGGCCGAGGAATTCCTGATTGAGCTTTTTCGCCTGTTCCAGTGCGTCGTTGCGCGCCTTCAGCAGCTTTTCTTCAATAAAGCGCTCACGGTTGGTGAGGGTAACCGCAGAGGCCTCCTCGCGCATACTGTCGAGACCCTTTTCAACGGCAGCATTGATATCCGTCTGAGCCTTTCGCTGTGCTTCCGATTCCCTGCTCATTGCAGCAGTTTCGACATTGCGCTCACGCTCAACCTTGGCGATTTCCCGCTGAAGGCCGAGCAGGTCGTTTAGCTCCGTCTTCATTTCGGCGAGATTATCGACCCCGGTCATACCCATCGAACCGGTCGAAATGCCTCCCTCCCGAAGCTTCTCTTCCAGTGCGATGGCCTGCCGCAGTTCAGAAATACGGTCACCGACGCTCTGGTCTTCGAAGGCTCCCTGCACAACTTTGGTCGCGGCTCGGATATCGCGGGTGAAGTTTTTCACATCGCGACCGAAATAGTTAATCTCACGCGTCACGAATTGAATGATGCCGCTGTCCTCAAGCGCACCGACAAGTTCATCCCACGCGGCGCGCATCTCATTGATCGCTTTCGCCCAGTCGCTTGCCTCTGTCTTCGTTCCCTCGAGTTTGGTGCGAAGGACATCCTGCGCCATGGCCAAAGCGCCTGCGCGATTTCCGCTCGCATCCATCGCCTTGATCTGCTCATATTGCGAAGCAGTAAGGAAGTTCAGTTCCTGATCCAACGCTCGGACGTCGTCAACCGAGCCTCTGAACGCGGCGGAAACCCTCCTGCCAGCTTCGACAACCCCTTCACCGGTCACAGCATCGAGGTTCTTGGCAAGGTCCGCGAGACCTGCGAACCGGCCACCGGAAATGCCGTCGGAAGCAAAGCCGGCAACCAGCGAACGGGCGTCGTCGATCGAGACCCCCATATCCTTGATCTTGTCGGTGATTTCCGTGAGCCCCTCAGCGGTGTAACGATAGCCATCGGCTGAGAGTGCGAGCTTCTTCTGGAAATATTCGACAGAGTCGCCGGCTTCCTTCAGGCGCATCGCCGCAGAGATGAACGGGGCCAGAACAACGCCAAGCATTGCGAGCTGCGGGATAGAGCGAGCAACGCTGACCATGACGTTTGGCCAGATCTGCGCGAACTGACCGGCCTGCTGTGCCAGTACCTGCAATGGCGCCTGACCCATGGCGAGACCCGACACAACGTCGTTCACCTGATAACCAAGGTTCGTCAACTGCCACGGGCGCAAACCATAGACCAAAATATCTTCGGGATCGCCGCCTGCTCGGGAACCCTTCTTGGCTCCACCGCCCGCGTTGGCTACGGAATCCATCCGGTCACCGAGCGAACCCTGCGCGGCGGCAGCTTTCTTCGACGCCGTGGTTAGCTTGTTCAGTTCTGCTGTGGTGTTGACGAGCGAAACGCTCTCGTTCGTGGACGCCACAGCACCGCGCTGCATCTCTGTCGCAAGCCGGCTGAAACTCGCGAAGCCTACACGAGCCTCGCCGTTGATTTGCTGGAGAGCCGCGCGCTTCTGTTGCAACGCGCCCATGGCTTCACGAGAACGGTCACGCACCAGTTTGATTGTGTCGCCCAGTTCTCGCATTTCCGCCGCAGACAACGAGCCCGTGCGGGCAGCATTGGCCTGGACTGCGCGATAACGATCAACTTCGCTGTTGAGACGCCTGTAATTCGCGACAGCGGTCTCGATCTCACCTTTAGCAACACCGACGACGGCTCTACGGCCCTGAGCAGCAGCCGAAGCTGAAAGGCGCTTCTGCTGCTGCTCGAGATTCCTGAGAACTTTCGAATATTCATCGCGAGCCTTGACGGCAAATTCGACGACTCTTTCACGGCTCGCCATTGTTCAGCACCTTCAATTGCGACTGGAAAGCCTTGAGGGCTTTCTTGGTGGAGGCGGGCTTCACGCTCTGATTTGGGACTGTGGAGATCGCCATTTGCAGAAGAGCTGCTTCGCTTGCCATTTGAGCGTTGATCCTGTCGACCACGAAGCGAGCCTCTACAAAAACCTTGCTGACCGGATAGAACCAGGCTGATGGGTGTCCGTGGGCCAGCAATAAACTGACCTGGCGATGGACACCCTCTACCCAGTCCGTCAGGCTTTCGGGGATGTCAGGCTTGCCGCGCCCGCTATCGCCCGAACGACGATCTCCATGAGTTTTTCCAAGCCGCCCTCCGCGACGAGGGTGAGGTTGACAATCTTCTCGAGAGCATCGACCTGAACGCTTAGAGGCAACCGCGCGGCCATGTTGACCGCGTTAGGATTGCCCGAGCCGTAAGCGATGACCATTGCTGCAAGCGGTGCGAAATCGTCCGTCATGCTCAAGGCAATCTCTTCGACGCTTCCGCTCAGCTCGCCAGCGATAGCCTTGGTGTAAAGATCTGCACACACGCTGCGATGTTCACGAATGATGCGGGTGATATGCGCAAAGGCGAGACCGTAAACTTCGAAGGACTGGGTCCCGACTTTCACGGTCTCGCTCGGCAGTATCAGTGTCTCCAACTGATCCATGTCGATCCCTTACGCTACCGGACGACCGTCGCGATACGCGAGCGCGAGGTTGCCCTTTTTCATGACGCTGATCGAAAGCGGCAACTGCTGCCATTCGGTCGACTCGGGGTCCATGATGAGCGCGAGGTCGCCGTTCGGCGACAGACGGACACGGGGGAAGGTGATGTCGAACTGCGGGCCGATCGGGTTGTTCGAAATGAACTTGAGCGCGCCTTCAACCTGAGTTTCCCCGGCAACGATCTGATCGCGCGTGGACGCCGCCACGGAATAGTTCACTTCGATGGATCCACCGATCGCTGCGCTTCCGACGGGGATGTAAACCGTGCCGAGGTCGGCATCGAGAATGTAATCCTCATCGAGCGTGAAGGTCACCGGCGTCGTCGCAGCCCCATCGGTAATAACGACGGTTGCGACCTTTCGGGCACCGGACGGATTGGTGTCGCTGAAACCGAGCTGATAAAGATCGCCGGCTTTGACTTCTTCGAAGGTTTCTTCAACGTTCGAACTGGCGGTGACGGTGACCGTCGTCACCTCGCTCATAAAGAAGTACGCTGCATTCTCGGCCTTCATATCGTCCGTCGTTACGGAGCCGGTCAACGTCGCTTCGATGGCAACTTCTTCGTCCAGTGTGCGGAAGCCGAGCCGCGACGAATAGTGCGGCATCGTTTCAGCTTCGCGAGCCAGTGTGAATTCGGGCGTATTACCGAGTTCGCGAAAGGGACCTGGAATCTGCGTTCCGGGCTTATATTTGGCGAAAAGAGCGGTTCCGCGCGGTACAGTAAGATTGCGGGATTGCAGGTCCATTGAATTTCTCTCCTTGTGAGTATTACGACTATAACGTGATTTTATGCTACGCGAAAGGCGTCTCAAGGTTTTCGGCAAGGCCGAGGGTTACTGGTATGAGGAAATAGGCCACGCTCGAAACCTCGTCGTCCGGTGGGCGATGTACGGGCTGGCCGATCGACAACGACATCACGCATGGCGCTTTATTTCCCAGGTCGAGAATATCGAAGCGATTCGCTTTGGCGCGGACCAGCGCCCGGATGACTTCGGCGGACAATTTGTAAGCCGGATCGAGCGGATGTTCGTGATCGTCTTCGACGAAACCCTGGATGAGCACGCGGAACTGATTGACGGCTGCGGGAGAGGTTGATGTCCCGTTCACTGCGTCCACTGGCCGCGGATCTTCAAGCAACACGACCATGGGGCGAGGATCGTTGTCGCCAAACAGCGTCCTTCCACGGAACACGCGTTCTGCAGGGCGGCCGGCACTATCGACGAAATCCGACAGATCGAACTCACAGTCGTTCGCTGGATTGACCTGCTTCACATAGTGGCTCAATTGCTTCATGGCCCGCAGGCGAAAAGGATCAACCATTCAACAGCTCCAACTGCCTGAAAAACTCTTTTTCGAGGAATTCCAATGACTCAGGTGTCATCTCTTCATAAATGCCACCGCCATCGGAGGCGGAGCGAAGCGCCTGGTCGACCGACGGGCCGTACAAAAGCCATAGGTTCTTTCCCAACGACCGGGGCTTGTACGCTCCCTTGGGCAGCGACCCGTCTGTGCGGACAGCGAGTCCGACGTTGTTGTTCTTCAGGCGCATGAGAAACGCGCGGCGAATGGATCGGGTCTGACCCGGCTTGACCGTCACGTTGATCTTTCCGCCTTTGTGACGCTGTCCACCGGACAACGGTTTTTGCTTCGTGAAACGGGCCAGCGAGGTTGCGGACCCCCTACCCTCAATCACGGTCTCAAGCGAACTACGTTTCGCCTTCGTCTTCAGCCAGAGCCGCTTGCTAGAAGGAGAAACGTAAGACGCTGGAAACGCTACCTGGTTACGGGCAGCACGGGCAAACTTGGTGCGGTCGCGCGTCGCTGTCGTGTTGAGAGCACGAACCAACGCCAACTCGGTCGTGTTCGTCATTTCATTGACGAACGAAAGTTGATCGAATTCGATGGCAATTACTGCTGCGACCATGGTGGGATGCCCCTCCACTCGTCGCCCGAGGTGTCGACCTGAGAGAGCAAGCTTGCCAGTTCCGCTTTCGTGGCGGTCCTGACCTCAACCCATATGAAACCCTCTCGTTCAGGGCGGCTCGGGCCGGTCACATATGCCTCGACATCGCTGAGAATGACGAAGGCGCTGGCGACCACGTTGGCCACTTCTGCGACCTTGAAGATGACGCGATCGACGATGTCGACAATCTGCCCGGTTCCATCTTCACCCTGCGCCTCAAGGACAGCAGGGCGCTGATGCAGCCGGATGTTGACGGGCACGGGAGTTCCCGCGGCGTGGGTGAGATACACCGCGGGAATCGAGAAGGTTTCATGGACTGGAAGCAGGTGTTCTCGCTTCCTTTCCCGCCAGTTCATCAGACGAGCGCTCCGCTTTCACCTTCGCCAGCCGCAAGGGTTACACCCTCGCCCGATGCAGGAGGTTCGGTTCCGGCTGCCGAAGTCTTCGACGGCGTCGCTTTACCCTTTCCCTTGCCTTTGCCCGACTTGGTTTCGTCGGCGCCGGTCTCGTCATTGTCGAGATCGATTTCCTCGTCGGGATGGGCTAGCTTGTAAAGCTTCATCTCGTCGGTGGTCGGCTCGCGAACTGCGCCGAGACGGAGCATGTCTTTGTAGTCTTTGTCGGTGAACTGTTGCACCTGACCGACGGGAAGCTCTTCATCCTTGCGACGGATGCTATGAAGCGTAAAACCGTATTCCATTTTCTCAGTCTCCTGTTGATGGGAAAAAGCATCCCCGTGCAGGGGATGCTGTATGCTCTTTGAACCGACGCCGCCCGCTGGTTACGGTGCGATGACGTTAGCCAAGAGAGTGGCGTTCGGGTTGATCGGAACGAACAGCGGAGCCGACTTGTGGGTGATGTATTCGACTTCCAGGTCGCCCGGCTGCTCCCAGTTCTTCGGGAAGATCGGGAGAGCTTCGTAGCCAGCTTTCTTGTCGATGATCCGACCGAATGCGCGAGTACCGCTGACTGCCTCCGCGGTGCTCGTGAAGAGGATCTGGTGGTTGCCGATGTAGCGCGCTGCTGCACCGGTTTGCGGATCGATGTAGGTCGAATTGTCGACCCAAAGCTCGATCGACTGACCAGACCCGCCACCGATGGTCATTTCACCCACTTTGAACACCGGATCGCCGGAAACGAGGCCGCGTTCGTAGGTGATGTTCCCGCCCTTCAGGTTCAGGTCCAGGTGCGTCTTGAACTCTGCGTCCTTGCGCATGATGGCCCAAACACCGCCGCCCATGGTCGCACGAACCGGGACGCCGCCGAAGTCTGCCGTCGCCATCCGGTCGATCACCAACTGGAAGAAGTCGACGATCGAAACACCGGCTTCGCCGAAGCGGCTGCCGGCACCGAGCGTGATGGTGTGGTTCGCTGCGCGTTTGAAGTCGACGAGCGTGGTCGGGTAGTTTTCACCAGAGATGGTGACCTTGCCGTCGCGAAGCGCGGTCGCCGCCATCCAGTTCCAGCGGCGATTGATGGCACGAACATGGCTCTCGGCGATGGCAGCGCGGATGAGCGTGAGGCGCTGCATCGGCGTAAGCTGCACGGGCATCTGAGACATGTTTGCATCGATACCGACACGACGGCGAAGCGGCATGAGCGGGTCGACCTGATCTTCCAGTTTGATGTACGCCGGCTTGAAGCGGAACGCCGTGCCGGTGTCTTCGTAGACCGACTCGCCGCGCGCGAGCGGCATGACGAACGGAGCGAGCTTGCGGCCCTGCACCGGCATCTTTTCGAAATCGATCCACTCGTCGTTGGAGCGCAGTTCGTAGGGGAACCACTGAGTCCAGTAGAGCGGATCGGGCTTGATGTCACGGAACACGCCAAGGAAGCGGCTGGTGTCCCAGAGTTCGAGATGTTGGGTCTGAGCGACCATTGAAGCCTCCTGTTACGCGCGCTTGGCGACGATGATGGTGGTGGGAGTGGGCGCGCCACGGAAAGCCGCCTGTTTCAGCGCATCCGTGCTGAAAGAGTCGTCCCATACGAGCGCGTCCTGGTTAAAGCAGCCGGAGTAGAACACCTGACCGTTGACGGCCGGGGAACCAGCACCGCCGCGCGACACGGCGTGGGCGAGTACGCCGATAGCCTGCACGTCGTCGTCGGGGCTGGCGCTCCCGGTAACGGCCGGCACCAGTTCACCGGTTGCGTTCAGGCCGAGAACGGTGAACTGCGCGTAATTCGCGTTCAGCGGAATCGGGAACGAATAGGCAGGTGCCAGTTCCGGGTGGGAACCTGCCAACAGATGGTTCTGCAGGTAGGTGTCGAGTTCCTCGAACGCTGCGCGGCCGGGATCTGCATAGGGAGGCGTAATGTTTGCCATCGCGGTTTACTCCTTGTTGTCAGAGAAGCCGGCGAGGCCGTAGCCGCGGATCAGCGCTCGGTCCTTCTCGGCATCGGTTGCCTGGTTGTCGTCATTGGCATCGGCACCAGCAGCGATGTTCGGCTGCGTCGTGCCGTCCATGGCGGCGGTGAACATGCCGGCAGGGGCACCCGCGCCGGGCTGCGTGGCGGCGGCAGCGTCGGGTTTTGCTTCTTCCGGCAGCGATGCCAGAAACTCCGTCGCCTCATCAGCAGACATCGATGTCTTAAGGGCGGCGGTCAGCGCGGCAGTGGGACGCGCCTTGCCAGCGTCCGAGCCGATGATCGCGTTGATGCGAAAAATTGCGTTGGCGGCGCCGGTCTTTTCACCTTCTGCGACACCTTCGGCACGTGCGGCAGCGACCGCAGCTTCGTGTTCGGCCTGAGAGTTTTCGGCCATTGGTTCATCTCCTTCTTGTGAGAATGTGGCCTGTAAGGCCGATACGGCGTCTTCAAGATTTCCGATGGCATCAGCCAGTCCAATCTCGAGTGCCTGACGAGACATGAAGGTTTGAGCATCGGTCTCGTCGACCGCCTCATCACTCATGCCCCGACCCCTCGCCACCATGGCGACGAATTGCGAATGCAGTTCTTCGACCTCCGCCTGCCACTTTTCCTTCGTGGCGTTCGACAGAGGTTCGATTGAATTGCCTTGAAACTTGCCCGGCTTCGATCGAACGATCGTTGGGGTGATACCCGCCTGCTCGAGCATCTTGGAACGTTCGACATGTGTCCGGACCACGCCGATCGAACCTACGCCCCCAGTGCGAGCAACAGTGATGTGTGATGTGGCAGCGGCGATGTTGTAGGCGGCGGAGTAGGCAAACTCGGCAGCGACAGCGCGAATCTGCTTAATTGAGCGCGTCTCGTAAATGAAATCGCAGAGATCCCAGTTTCCGGAGACCATCCCGCCGCCTGAATCAATGACGAGGATGATCGACTTGACCTGACTATCGTCGCGTCCACGACGAACCGCTTCACGGATGTATTCGTAACCGGTCAGCCAATCGCCAACCTGATACGGAAAATTGTTCAGAAGAATGCCTTGAACCGGCACATAAAGAATGCCGTTCTTCACATTGTATGGACGATACCGATAACGGTAATCATCCTCGGCGTACCAGAAATCGTTTTCGTTCGCGGCCATCTTGTCGATCTCTGCGAGATGATCTGCCGCCATATGCGAATAAGTTTCGAGCCACGAACCACGGGTTTCGGCAACGAGAGCGGTGCTGTCCTGAAAACGTGCGAGGATTGCGTTCACGCCGCCTCTCCTTCTCTTGGTGTGGCGGACAGTGAGTTTTCCATGTCCTTGGTATCAGTGCTGTCGTAGATCGACGGATTGCCGTAAAAGCTGTCCAGTTCCCGCTCTCGCTGGATCTGGCGTGCGACGCGGCGATAGTCGCCGCCGCTCATTTTCGCGATCTCGGCTTCCTTCGTGGAGAACCCGCTTTTCACCTTGAGAACGGCGGCCTGAGTTTCCTTGAGCGGATCGATCTGACCCTGCCCCGCGCCGATCCATTCGCACGCGCAGTAGGCTTCGGCGTTCAATCCCTCGTAAAAGAGCGGCACGTTCTTTCTTTTGAGGCATTCGAGGTCGTTCTTGTTGATCGCTTCCTCGAGCCAGAGGCGATAGATGAAGTTGGCAACGCCATCGGCGGCAATCGCCTTCTTGGCATTCATACCCTTCTGCGTTTCGCCAATCGAAGCGCGAGCCGAGGAATAGTTCGTCTGTGTGAAATCGCGCGAGAACTGCTCGTAGGAAAGCCCGAGGGCTGCTGCGATGTAGCGCAGAAGGCTTTGTTCGTACTTGTCGCCGAGGGGGCCGGTTGCACCGGTATTTTGAAGCTTCAGCTTCGTGCCGGGCGCAAACACAGGAATTTTGGCGCCGTCCATGTGCAAGTTAGTTGCATTGGAATTGTAGGCCTCAATAGCCCCCAAGTATGCGGTCATCCATTCGACAGTGGCGTTGCCCTCAGGAGTCTGTCCGCCAAGGGCTGCCAAGACATCATCAGGAATTTCCGACTCAACCGAAGCTGCGTAGCTGGCTGCGACGACAGCGCGTTCCAGTTCCGTGCGACGAAAATGCTTCGTCATACGCATTTCGGAAAGCGCCGAAACCAAGTCAGATACGCCGCGGGACTGATCAGGGCGATCCTGCTCATAAATATGCAGGATCATTGGTCGACCCCACCGGTTGCGAGCGGGAACCCGTGTCCAGTTCATCTCGGAAAGACTGGAGAAATCGTGATAAGGGCCGTCGTTCGGATGGGAGTTCCGGATGTGATACGCAATGGGAGCACCGCGCCGATCCCGCTCAACGCCGTTTCGGATACGTGACCAATCCTGAATCAGCTTGTCCATCGGCGTGGAGAGCCTGTCCGTGTCGATCATCTGCACTGCTGACCGATAAGGGCGGCCATCGGCCGGCATCCATTCGGCGCTTGCCAGAATTTCCCCGCCGCCGAAGAACGTGCAGACACCGAGGCGAACCTGCGCGGTGAAGGTGTTGATGCGGGCGGCGTCGACCCATTTCTGCTGGCTTTCGCCCCACAGCATGAACTTGGTCTCAACCTCTTCCTGAAACGCCTCTTCCCACTTCGGGTCTTCCTTGCCCCACAGGACCTTCGTCTCAGGACGAGCATTGAGCTGGTAGCGGGAACCGACGATTGAGTCGCGGTAGATGTCAGCGCCACCAGACACGAACGCATCATTGCGAATCGTATCGCGCGACCGGGCATCAAGATTGGTTTTCTCAGGGAGAATTTCGGCGTCGGCCGAGCGAATGGCGGGCTGCCAGCGTGCAAGACGGTCGACTTTCGATGCGCCATCATAAGCGACACCGCCCGATGCTGCCGCCGTAGCACCGGGCGGTTGCACCGCATCGGCAACCGCTGTGGAGACATCAGCGGCAGTTCCGATCAGGTCTGAAAGATCAACAGCCGCTCTCATCCCCACGTCGGCCTCATGACACGATGCGGAGTTGTCGGCTGTCCAGCGATTTGAGCTTTGAGGTCTTCGATATACTGACGAAGGCGGGAGATATTTGCCATCGTGTAGCGGACGGACTCGCCGTTGCTATCACGAACCTCGGCGATGCCTTTGCCGGTCAATAGCTCGTGGAGGGCTTTTTGAGCCTCTCGTAACCAAACCTGCAATTCGGCGTTCGTCGCCATTTGTCACCCCGCAATGCGCTCTTGCAGGGTGAGTAATACCGCCGTTCATTCTTAATTACAATATTAAGTTGGAATTTTATAAACCATTTCCGTGTAGCGCCTATCACAGGCGTCGTAATAACCGCAGCGGGCGAAAATGCATAAACAAAGCAATTTCAACCACGTTAATGAGCAAGTTCATCAAGGCCTCCTTTCTTTTCAAGCGTTGTCGTTACGTGACAAATATGCACTCAAAAAGTGAAAGTCAATCTTGATGTGATTTTTATGCTAATTTTTTTGCAAGCTCCGCCAGTGCGTTAAGTCCGGTGGGTTTAACTGGGGGAGGATCGTCATCAACCTGACCGCCTGAAACGAGGTCGTTGCGATCCCACTCTTCCGCCCAAGATGGCGGGTTTTTCCAGTCGATGCGGTCGAAACCGAAGTGTGTGTAGGGCACGTTCTTCTCGATCGGCCTCAACGAAATACCCTCGGCATAGTAGGTCAGGTCGAATGCTTCGTTGCGCTTCTTCCGCGTGTTCAACCACCCCTTGGCTGTTCGTGTTTCCGAAGTGAGCTGCACAAAATACCAGTCCTCGGCCCAGTCAGGGAATCGCAGCATGCCGCCGTCGACACCCTCGTCAGCGATTCGCCGGGACATCAGCAACGAGACGGCGTCCTTGAGCTTGTTGGAATTGAGCATGACCACGGGCACGTCACCGCGTGCGATGGCAAGCGGGCCTTTCTGCGACGAGTCTGGCCATTCAGTCCGCGCCAACGGTTTCGACTTGGAAGCCTCACCCTTCACCAGGATGAAACGGCGATGCGACCCATCCTGTTTCGCCTTCAACCGACGCCAAAAATTATACGCATGGGCGGTAACCCCTTCCGCGCCACCCGAGTCGGAGGCGGTTGCGCGGATCGCCATGCGCCGGCCACTTCCGTCGCCTAGTTCGTATGTCTTGTTCATCACCTCTGGAATCAGGACATCCCAGTCCTCGCCGAATGCGGCAGGATCAATAGGCAGACGATCGGCGTTCGCATTACGGCGGTTCGACAGACGAACCTTGAACATGTCGACGACAACGCGATCACCGTCGGCCGTGTATCCCAAGACCTGAACGACAAACGCGCTCTTCTGGATATCGACCGTGGCGACAAGATAACGCACGCCTTCAGGAACAAGCGGTTCCTCTGGTGTCGACCCCCAGTCTTCACCCTTGGCTTTCAGCAGTTCTGGCGCGAAATCGGACAGGCGTGCCTGCGGGATGTAGAAACCACCTTGGTCAGTGGTTCTCGTCTTCCGTAGGGGGCCATCGTCACCGGTATCCTCAAGAGCCTTCAACGCCCGAAGTTCTTTTTCAACCAGTTGGCCCCAATCCTGATATGCGGCCGCAGGGCCTTTTAGCCAAAAAGATGCGATCGAAGACCTTGTGACCTTCATACCGGGTCTGACATCGATGTGTTTGTCTGAGCCCGGTCGGATGAATTCCCCCTCGCGAATCCAGTCGCCGAAGCTGTTCATTTCATCTTTCCATCTAGGCTCAATTATACAGCCATGTGGGCAGATCATGGTCGTGCTCTCTCGCGCTTCCATGGGATCGTCGCTCTCCCAACGAAGAAGCTTGAAATCAGGCTCAAACCAATCGTTGCATTGCGGGCAACACCACTGCCAGCGCTGACGGTCGCCCCGGTTGTGGAGTTCAAAGATACCACGGATCGGCGGAGCTTCGTGCGGCGAGGCCGGCATCCATCGCGGGTTTTCGATTTCCTTGTTCGGGTTAGGCGAAGATTCGGCGACGGTCATACCGAAGCGTTTGAACGTCGTTGTTCGCATGGCACCGAGGTCGAACGGATTACCTTCACCGTCAACATCGTCGTCCATACGGTCATAGTCTATGAACATGACCCGTGGCACGGTAATGCCTGACAGGTTCGATGCGGTGGGATACGTTAAGAGGAACCTCATCCCGCTCTTGAAAGCTTTGTCGAACGTGTTGTCGTGCTGGCGGGACGTTAACTGCTCGGCACGCACATCGGTCGACGCTAACAAATATCGTTCCAGGTCACCCTTTGACCACTTGCGCGCGTTTTCTCGGTCCATGTGGACATAGAGCATGTCGGCAGGGTCGGTTTTAACCGTGTGTGTGATCCAGTTGAGGCCCATCAACGTCTTACCGGTTCGAGCCGGACCGACAAAAACCATACCGGTGTAATCAAGCGACGTGAGCACGTCCTGCGGCTTCTTGAGATACGGCGTCTTCTCAAGTGACCAAGGCTTGCTGTACCCGCCCCCACTGCCCACGCGCGAGAACTTTTGCCCGGCCTCGGTCACGGTCATCCGGTTGGAAGGCTTCATGTCGTCGAAGGCTGACGCTATGATGTCTTCGACGGTCTTATAGCGCACGGAGTCAATTAACTCATCGATCGTGGGTGGCCGTATTTGGCGGAGCGGTGAATTCACTCATCGTCTCCCACTGGCCGGTCTGCATCATCAATCATCCGACCGCTGCTATCGAGTTCGCTCTTAATGTGAGCGGTCATAGAAAGCGTTTCGCGAGGCATCTCTACGAGCGTCTCGCGGATGTCGTCGACGAGGCGATTAGTAGCATCGACCAGTGCGCCATATTGTTTGTCGCTCAGCAGTTCCTTCTCCGGCAGGTCTTCGATCCACATCTTCACATCCTGACGGATCATCATGGCAACGCGCCCCAGTACGAGGGTCACATCTTCCGTATGCCAGAGATCGCCCGAAGCTAGCATCACCCGGTTCCGCTGGTGAGCCGAATCCCACCACATCTTGCTGACATAGGGCGGCAAGCTGGCGGCGTTCTGTTGAGCAAACCAGTCCTCAATGCTCCCGCGCGGCGGCACGAGATAAGACATGGCGGTCATGAAATCGTAGAACGGCACCTGCTTGCCGCCGTGGGTGACCCATTTGGACACTGGGCACTTTTCCAGTCGTTTCTGGATTTGCTTCGGCTGTTTGCCGACCACGTTCGCGATGAACATCACGCCGACGGGCTTGCGGAACTCGGTGTAATGCGGGAGGTCTTCCTGCATCTGCTTCTGCAGCCGGGCCTCAGCCTCGGCCTTGGTAGGCCTGCCCCGCGGGCGGCCAGCCGGTTCTCCACCCATCAAATCGCTGAGATCGACCATGGCTCACACCAGCAGGTCTGAGAGATCGACATTCGGTCGTCGGGTCGTCTTTGCGATCCACTGCTCCACGTCTCGTCTGTTCCAGGCTGAAAACCGATGCGAGATCCGCGTCTGCGCGGGGAATGTGCCGGCCTTCACACGGCGATAAATCTCGGCGCGGGATAAGGTCGTCACCTTCGACACATCGGTCACCCTCATAAGGCTGTCGTTCATTTGCGTCTCCATTCGTCTCTCATAAAGTGATATTCACTCTTTACGTGAAATTCAAGAGTCGTTATGAGTAATTTCATCAGCCGAACGCTGTTCGATGAAACCGGACAAATGGAGGTCGCCATGCAATCGGCGGCTAAAGCCCGCCACCAGTGCCCCGGCTCCGAGGGTCAAATCGGGTATCATCATTAATCGAGACGACGCTGCATGAGTGTGATTTTTACCGACATCGAGTGCTACCATGACTTCTTTTACATCGGCTTCAAGCGCGAGGAAGACGGCAAGCGCGTCGGCGTCGAACTCAGTTCGCGCTCATCAAACTATGATCGGAGATATGTTCGCTCCGTTCTGAAAAAGCACACCACGGTTGGCTACAGAAGCTTATCTTACGACGTTCCAATGATCTGGTACTCGTTGCAGGAGCACGTCACCAACGCCCACCTCAAACGTGCAAGTGATCGGCTGATCGAGGGCAACATCCAATGGTGGGAAGCTGAAGAATTTCTCGGAATAAACATCCCGTTCGAGGTCAAGAAACTCCACATCGACCTTTGCGAGCCGCAGCCCAATGCATTCGCCAGCCTGAAGTCGCTCAACGGCCGAATGATGGGCAAACAGTTACAAGACCTACCTTTCCCTCCTGACATGCGTCTGACCCACGAGCAGATGGACATCGTCGCCAATTACTGCCTTCACTCCGATCTTGATGCCACGCACAATCTCTGGAACGCCCTACGCGAACCAATGGAACTGCGTCGCGCCTTGGGAGCGGTCTACAATCGCAATTTCATGTCCAAGTCCGACAGCCAGATCGGCGAAGCGATCGTAAAAACGCGCGTCGAAGAGATCACCGGCCGCAAGGTCAAGAAGGTCGAGACGAAACCCGGAACTACCTTCAAATACCCGGTTCCCGACTGGGTATCTTTCAGGACGCCGGCTCTACAGGAACTGCTCGAGCGCGTCCGTGAAACTGAATTCGTCGTCAAATCCGACGGTAAGACAGCCTCACCGAAATGGATGGCGACCGAGGCCGCGCAGATCAAACTCGGAACCGAGACGTATCAGTTTGGCATCGGAGGCATTCACACTACCGAGTCCAACCGCGCAACCTTCTCGACAGACACCCACATCCTCATCGATGCCGACGTAGCGTCCCAGTATCCTGCAGCGATCCTAATGCTCGGGCTCTATCCTCGCTCACTAGGCCCGGAATTCCTCGAAGCCTATGACGGCATTCGCAGAGAACGCCTGGCGGCAAAGAAGCGTGCCAAGGAAATCGAAGAAGAACTACCCAAGGTCAATGACCCTGACCGCATCGCCGCCCTGAACCGGGAACTCGAAGAATGCAAAGTCAAGGACAAAGGCGGCAAAATCCAGTTGAACGGTGTCTACGGAAAGCTCGGTAGCCGATACAGCATCCTCTATGCACCACATCTGCTCCTGTCGGTAACACTGACCTGCCAGCTCGCCATTCTGATGCTAGTCGAACGCGCACTGGAAGCCGGCATCAACGTAGTCAGCGGAAACACTGACGGCGTGCTCTTCCAGTGTCCGCGCGAGATGTACGATGGGCTGGCGAAAGACCGTCTGAAGCCGTCGGCCCTGCAGCAGGTTTGCGTGCAGTGGGAGGCAGACACCGGTTTCGATCTCGAATTCGGCGAGTACAAGGCCATCTATAACCAGTCCGTCAACAGCTACTTTGCGATCAAGATGGACGGCAAGCATAAGCGCAAGGGACCGCTCGGCAACCCGTGGAACCCCGACAAGTCCGACTTCGATCCGGTGCGCGGTCAGTTGATGAAAAACCCGCAGATGACAATCTGCTCCGACGCCGCGTTGGCTCGCATCAAGCACGGCACGCCGATTGAGGAAACCATCAGGGCCTGCCGCGACATCCGCCAGTTCGTCACCGTGATCAAAGCCGCCAACGGCGCAACATGGCGCGGGCAGTATCTCGGCAAGGCGATACGCTACTACTGGTCGACTGATGGGGATGCGATCTATGACACCGTGCCTCATGAGACGACGGGCAATTTCAAGAAGATCCCGAAAACCGACGGCGCCGCAGAGTGCATGCGCCTGCCCGACGATTTTCCGGAGGACATCGATTACCGGCGCTACATCGAGGAGACTGAGACCATCCTCAGCGATCTCGGTTTCTACGGTCCAAAACCACCGAAACTGAAGCGCATCCGCCTCACCAAAGCTAATCGCGAAACGGTCTTGCGCACATGGATGGTCGCTGCATGACACGGCTCGCAGTTATCGGCAGCCGGACCTTCCGAGATTTCCCCCTGCTCTGCCGGACCATCCCCCTCTATAACCCGTCCCTGATTATCAGCGGAGGCTGCCCGCTCGGAGCGGACACCTTTGCCGAATGGTGGGCAGAACTGACCGGCGTCGACGCTCTGGTCTTCCTGCCCGACGGGAAACCAGGCGGCTATCATAGACGAGATCGCCAAATAGCCGAGGCTTGTGACCGCCTGCTAGCTTTTTGGGACGGAAGATCACCAGGTACTCGCTACACGGTGAATTACGCAAGATTAATCGAGAAACCTGTCCACGTCGTGAGGTTCAAGAGATGAAACCCCTGCCCGATTTCGATTTCACCACGCGCAAAATCGAGAAGAACGAAGAACTGGACGCTGTAGCATGGGCGGAAAACAATGGCTGGATCGTCCGCAAAATCCAGTACCAAGGTCGAGTTGGCTGCCCCGATCGTCTGTTCGCAGGATACGGAAAGCTGTACCTGATCGAGATGAAAAAGCCCGCCGCTCGCAAGCGAAAATGTGGCGGGCTTTCAGCAGGCCAAAGCGGCGAGATCAAACGGTTCGCAGAAGTCGGCGTGGAAATCAAAGTTTTTTACACAGGCCCCGAGGTGATCGAGTTCCTGCGTCGGCATATGACATCACAAAAGCCCGTCGAGCAAATCGAGTCTATTTGTGACCTTCTTTGACAACGCCAGCAGTCGATCAGTGTACCAGTTCATCATTTTAATCCGCTCAGGTAGATATAGGGCTGCGTTGTAGGCTGCGCGCACCTCGTCTTTGGGCACGTGTGCCAGTTGGCGTTCGATGCTGTCCTCTCGCCACAGTCCGCTTTCGTTCAGGATTGTACTGGCTGTCGAGCGAAATCCATGGATTGTCGCTTTCGAATGATAGCCCATACGATACAGGCCAAAGAGCATCGTATTTTCACTGATCGGTTTTAGACCGGTCCCACCTGGCACCACCAAGCGGTTGCCTTTTGAAATCTCCTTCAATTGAAGCAACAGCTCAATTACGTGATCGGTCAGTGGCACCAGATGCTCTTTCCGCATCTTCATGTGTGCCTCTGGAATCCGCCACAGCTTCCCTTTGAAATCGAACTCCGACCATTCGGCCATCCTTATTTCGTGCGTCCGAACAAACGTGTGGACAACCACCTCGATCGCCAGTCGGGTTTGAGCTTCACCGTCGTAGACCTTCAGACGATTGAAGAAGACAGGCAGATCTTCTTCCCTGAGCGCAGAGCGGTGCTGCGCAGGCGGGTTAGCCTTCATTGCGTTTACCAGAAGAGCAGCCGGATCGTTCTTTGTTTTCCCTTCTGCTATCGCATACTTAAAAACGTTGCTGACCGTTTGCCGCACGCGTTTCGCCATTTCAATAGCTCCGCGGTCTTCGATCTTCCGCAACTCCTGGAGAAGCTCTACCGGCTCAATGGTGTCCACGTCTCTTTCTGCGAACGCGGGAAAGATATCATCCTCAAGACGTGCCCATATTCGCACCGAGTACGACGTGACCCACCCCGCCGCGTTTGCCGCGAACCACGCTTTCGCAATCGCCTTGAATTTTCGGTCCTCGGGCACGTCGCTTTTACCCATTGGGTCGAGGCCCTGTTGAAGCTTTTCTTTCGCAACGTCTCGAGCAGCACGTGCTTCGGCGAGCGATACTGTCGGATAGGTGCCGATAGACAGAGTTTTCTGTTTACCATCGAACACATAATTCATGCGCCACAGTTTTGAACCGCTCGTCCTGACAAATAGATACAGCCGACCAGAGTCACTCAGCTTGTAATCTTTCTCTGCTGGTTTGGCATTTCGGCACTTCATGTCGGTGAGGCTCAT